TGACGCACTAATGGCAAGAGAGGTTGCACCTCGCACCATTGTAGGTACTGGCTACAAGAATGGTAGGCAGGTAGCAATTTGGTATCTAAAAGAGATGATCGCTAAAGAGAATGAGGTAAAGTAATGATAAGCATTGAACTACAAGATGTACTTGCTACAACACGCAAGATTCGCAACAATGATCGTGATTCTGGCACACACTATTTGCTAGGATATTTATGGGCTAACACGCCAGATAAAGAAAAAGAAAGAATTGCAAAACTATTTGCAAAAGATTTAGAGATGGAGAATAAAAAATGAACAAATGCGATTCTTGTAAAAAAGAAACAACACAATTCGTAACGGATGACGGCGAATATTATTTTCCAATGTGCGGTGAGTGTTACTAAAAAATAAACTAATGGTCTAATGGGGCCCGACGCATTCGGGCGTGTCGCAGCTGCAAATGTGTTTAAGATCACAATATTATTTTCACTATTTTACGGCGTGTCGCCTTGACTTTTTGATATTTTTATGGTACTCTAGAGGAGTAAAATTAAATAAGTAGAAAAACAAGTGTGACCAACCTCACATTCAAAATGTCGGATATGTCCGAATTTGGATTTGATAATGTCAGCCAAAAATGCTATAATTAGATATAAAAATAAATAAGGTTTTATAGTGAAAAAGTAATCACGCTAGGTTGTCAACCTAGAATAAGGGGAGCGTTACCCCTTAGAACCGCTAGAAATGTCAGACCCCTATGGTAAGATATTTATATAACCAAAAAGAAAAGAAGGTGACAATATGTCAGCCAATGTCTACAATGTCCAAACCCTACTAGTAGGAAAAGAATATCGCTCAAATACTCTTACGGGTAAAATCGTAAGTGCAGAGCCTCACCCTAAAGCCGTATGGTATGAGGGTTGCGAGTCTTATCTTGTAGAGGTACAACCTGATAACCGTATCCTTACCACCTATCGCACGATTGCCGTCGCTAACTAATTGTCAGTGCCCCCTGATATAATAAAACAATCAACAAAAAGAAAGTAGGTACAAACTTATGTACAAAGTAAAACTAGAGTCTTTCAATGGCTCAGTAAAAACAATCGCTCTCCCTTCTAGGGGTGCAGTTGCTCAATTCATCTCACAATACCCTCAAACTTTACCAGTTGGGGTATCAGTAAAAATCGCTTGCGATACACTTGGAATTAGTGGCACACTTCGTGGCACTTCTACACTAACAAAAACAAACTAAAGAATAGGAAATAAAAAACAATGATAACAATACCTCACTCTCTCCAATTCGTAACTGAATTAGACGAAACACATCCAATCGCTAAGCAATTGCTTGCACTACCTACAATAGATCAGGTTGCTATGCTTGAGTCAATGCTAAAAGAACTACTTGCACCACGCATTCAGTCTGCGCTTGATGAACTCAATGAAGGAAATTCATATGCAACGCTAAAGGTGGCAGAGTAATGAAAGAATGTAAAGTAACTAAATGCACAAGCACAAGCCTTGTTTATTCAGGCATAGATGCATTCATGCTAGGTGGTATCCCTACGGAAACATATTGCTATGATTGCTCTAATGCATACAATCAGATTTCTGCACATGTAGAAAATTTGGTGAACATCTAATGATGACTAGAAAAGACTATGTAGAAACTGCAAAGATTCTAAATCTATTCGTTGATGAAATGGATTCTAAAACTTTTAAAGATTTAGTTTTTGAATTCAGCGAATGGTTTAGCGCAGACAATCCAAGATTTGATGAAAATAAATTTTGGGACGCTTGCACAAAAGAAATTGAAGTAAATGCATGAGCAGAGTTATCACAACAATCGTGCAGGTGATTTTATTTCTTGGAGTGCTTGCTTGTTTTCGTTTAATGTGGCAAGATTTAAAAGATGATCTTGTTGAAATAAAAAACGATTTGCGAAAGTAAATAAAAAAATCCTGAGCAAGATTTAAAACTGCTCAACCTTCAAAAATGGGGCCCGACGCGCCCTGGCGTGTCGCCCACAGGTTATCCACAGGCTTTACGTTGTGACATTAATCACTCCCAAATTTTCTCACATTTTGAGATTAAGTGCCCTTACGAATTGCCCTTGTCAGCCCCATAGTGTAAGATAAAATATATCAACAGAAAGAAGGAACCCCCTATGAACGAATGCAAAGTATGTTTTGCTCAGCGCATGAGTATCTCTGCAATATCTATCAATATCAACGAACTATGCGAGCCACACTATCGTGACTGGCAAGATGAAAAGAATATGGGTGAGTATTTTGGGTAATATGATGGAAGCCTTGTGCGTTGCATGTAATGAAAACCTACATATAGACGGATTTTATTGCTGGTCATGCGGAATTGACCAACACTACTCAGACATGTTAGAATTAGAACTCACACTAGATTGGAATGAATAAATGGAATACGAATACGCAATCACCTCAGCCTATGATGGAGAAGCACCTCATTGGGTACAACGCTATGAAAACGAATATGGTGCATGGGAAAACTTTTTCCTATTTACTGATTGGGGAATGGCTAAAGAATATCGCACAGTCAATCTCTCAACGCCAACAGGCAAGATGTACACAAAAACTTTTTATACTAGCGGATTGGTCGTAGTAAAGTGATAGATGCAGAAGTAATTACATGGAAGCCTAATGATAAGAATTCTTTTATTAGCAAATTAACTCAAGATGAGTTAGCAATATTTGAAGCAGATATACAGGACGCTATTGACGGAGTAATTGAGGATTGGGAAGGTAAGTAATATGGGAAGCGTAACAGCACTAGGAATTAAAGATAGCGTGTTAGACCTAGAAACACAATTACTTTATCACTTAAAGGGTAATCACTATCCACCAGTACCCGCAGAAATGGTACAACCTTGCATTGAAGCCATTGACGCTTACTATGACGAGGACTATGACCGCATGATTGATATGCCTAAAGTTGGTGACTTTCAGATTCTCTATCGTGGAGATACTCAAGCACCTGCACACGCTATTGTAGAACAACACCACTTATCATGGTTTATTGAGCCAGTTGCATACTCTGATGATGAGGAGCAAAATGAGTGATACAATAAATGTCATGGAACTAATAAAAGCTGATGTACTAACAGCAGATGCACTAGAGATTGGTGATCTAATTTCTTTTGATGATGATATTGTTGAAGTAATTTCAATTGATGTTGATTCTACTGGAGACATATACAGTGTTCAAGTAAGCAACGACTTTGGTGAAACAACAACAGTTGATTTTGATTTTGATGAAGAAGTTGATTGGTACGTTTATCTAGACTAGTGGGGCCCGAGTCCCCAAGTGATCTACATCACATTTACGAGATTTGATATTTTTCCCCATATCTGGTAAGATTATTACATGAGACAGAAAAAAACCCCTGAACAGTTACGTATCCTTATGGAGTTACGTAGATCTAATGCTGCCTCAGCTATCCCCAATAAAAAGAAATATGACAGAAAGAAATGTCAGTCCTACCTGCTAAAATTAAAGAAAGAAAGCGAGTAACCCCCATGACCAAATTACTTAGATCAAAAGATAGAAAAGTGGCTAATGCCGTTACACCTAATGGTAAGCAAGCAAGTATTGCTAACACTTTTGGATTACCTGCAGGAAAAGCATATTCATGTCCTGGCGCTACCAGTGTGTGTGAAACAGTGTGCTATGCAGGCAAATTAGAAAAGGTCTTCCCTACAGTAAAGAAAAACCTATTGCATAACTGGGAACTACTACGCAATGCAGACATGCAAGAAATGTATTCTTTGATCTCAGAAATGATTGCAGAGTTTAAGACAGATTGTGTTAAGCGCAATGCTAAGATGTTATTCCGTATTCACTGGGACGGAGACTTCTTTAATGATGAATACACGCAGGCATGGAAACTAGTAATTGAAGAACAACCAGACATTCAATTCTGGGTATACACACGTGTTAAGTCTGCCGCCCTAATGCTAAACGGTATTGATAATCTATCTTTATATTATTCCACAGATAGCGAGAACAAGGCTATTGGTATTGACCTCAAGGTTAACAATGGGATCTCCCTTGCATACCTTGCAAAAAACTTTGCACTGGGGCAAGCGGATATGAAAGAGTTAACTGGCAAGGTAGGTGCGAAGTGCCCTGAGAATAAAAAGGCTATTCCACTTATCTCACAGGCAGGGTCTGCGTGTGCTACCTGCAAATTGTGTATTTATGAGAAATCTGATATAGTGTTTAGTGCAACCAAAAAATGAGGGGGCTAAATGGATACATTCGTTCTACTATCCCTAATAGGACTACTATTGTTCATGATGAGTCAATAGTGTGATATAGATCACATTCCAAATAGTGAGATTTTTAGGAAATGGATTTGATATTTCTTAGATTTTTTGCTACACTTAGATATAAGCAAGACCAACTACAAAGGAGAAACAAATGACAGTAGCAACAGCAACATACAAGGTGGGCGACCTCTACACTTCACAGAAGTCAAAGGTAACAGGAACAATCTTGGAAATCTCACCAACTGCAAATGACACAGTGCGTGTTAAGTTAGATGTAGACGGCATGACACGCTGGACAACTTGGAAGGCTAATTCATAATTAGTTAATCCAATATCCTGAGCATGATATAAAAAGGCTCAACTTAATGTCAGACCCACCCCCTATAATATAAATAACCCACAGAAAAGGAAAAACACTATGGCACGACAGAAAGCAATCTCAGTAAAAATCGCAACACCAAAAGTAATTAACGCACTTGAAACTGCACTCGCTAAGTTAGAGTCAGACTACGCAACACAATCAGCAAAAGAAGCACAACACACACTTGCTTATGAGGCTTGGAAAAAGCAAATTGGTGAGTGGGCTATTGCCAACTTCTCAAAGGCTGAGAACCTTCGCACAAACTATCGTTCTTGGAGCAACACACTCAATGTTGATTTTGACATAATCACAAAAGAAGGAACTTTCCCATCAGAACCTGAAAAGGATTTTGAGGTTATCCATCAGCACACTTATCGTGAACAAAAAGAGGAAATGTCAAATGCTATCCGTATTCTAAAGATGACAGATGAGGAAACAGTTTCCACATCAACCTATCAAGCGGTGGCTCGCTACCTCTAAAACTTGGGGGGCAACTTAAAGTCCTGAACCCAAACGACCTGAGTAAGTCGCAAAACTGCTCAACCACACAACTAATAGAAAGAGACCCCATGGACCAGCCAGTAATAGATAATCACTACATGACACGAGAGTTTTTAGAAACTACTCTTGTACAAAATAAAGAACGCATTCAACAACTTGAAGAGCACATCCAAAAAGTAAAGCAGGGCTCATATGCAGAATCTGCAGAACGTAACCGCATGGTTGAGGCAATGAAAGAGTGGACTCTTAGCGAATTGGAAAACCTTTCGCTTGCACAAGAGCATGCAGAAGCAATTGCAGAAATCATGGGATTTGAACTAACAAAAGAATTTGAACTAGAAGTTACAGTTCTTTATTCAATTACAGTTAATGCACTTAATGAAGAAGAAGCGCAGAACTTAATTCATGATATTGATTTTGATTCAGTATCAGAGCCTCAAGGCGTAACTTATTTGTCATCCAGTGTTGACAGAATAGATATTTAGTAGGGGGCTACTAATAGACCTGAGTATGTCTATAAACTGCTCATTCAGCTCCCGCAAAATTTGGGCCTCGGGCCCCATGTGACCAATATCACACGTGTCTTTACGAAACATTAAAAAAATGTCCGATTTATCCCATATCTAACTAGCCTGATTTGCATTTGTTAGTGGCCTAGTGTATGATTATATTAACAACAAACAAAAAGGAGAAAACTCATGGCACATGAACTAGAAACACAAAACGGCGTTGCATCTTTTGCGTCATTTCGTGAACCTGCTTGGCATGGATTGGGTACCGTATTCACTGAGGAAAAAACCACCGCAGAAATGTTAGATCTTGCTAACCTTTCTAACTGGAATGTTCGCTTAGAGGATTTGGAAACCCCATCACACTTAACAAGCGATAAAAATTATCAGTATGTATTGCGTACCAATCCCACTGATAACACACAAACTGATATTCTTGGCGTTGTAGGTGAGCGTTATCATGTTATGCAGAATGAAGATTTATTTTCATTTGGTGATAATATCCTAGACGGCGGTGGTCGTTGGGAAACTGCTGGCTCAATCAAGGGTGGTCGTGTCGTATTCGGTGCGTTAGCACTAGAGCGTGAAACTATCCTAGACCCTAGCGGTGTTGCAGATAAGGTAAAGACTTATTTGCTCATCAACACATCACACGATGGCTCAATCGCTATTCAAGCAAGCATTACACCCGTTCGTGTTGTGTGCGCTAACACTCTCAATCTTGCACTTAACACCACTAAGCGCAAGGGTGGCGTGAAGCAATCTTTCAAGATTCGTCACACACAAACTGCACAAGGTAAAATTCAGGTTGCACGTGAGACTCTTGGGCTTGCTCATAAGTACATGGACTCATTTGATCTCATGGCTAACGCTATGATTCAGGCAGAAGTATCTGCTCAACAATTCAACGATATCATTCTCGCTGCTTATCCTAAGCCAGAGAAAGATTCTAAGGGCGCAATCAAGAAATGGGAAAACAAGGTAGATGTTATTAACGACATTTACACTGGTGAGTTTAACGGAATGATCGCTGGTAATGCGTGGGGTGCGTTTAATGCACTTACTGAACGCCTTGACTGGTATCGTTCTGCAAGAGGTGGTTCTAACGAATCTATTCTTGCAAGCGCAAGCGGATTTGACCCTGTAATCAACGCAGAAAAAAATCGCTTACTAAAAGTTGTGCAGGGTGTCATGCAACTAGCATGATACAATAAAATTGCGACTTCAGAAACGTTCGCAAAAATCCTGAGCATGATTTAAAACTGCTCATTAGGTTCTATGGTCCAGTGGTTAGGACACGGCACTGTCACTGCCGAAGCACGAGTTCAATTCTCGTTAGAACCGCTTTACACGATCCCATTGTTTAATATTATTGCAATTAGCACATAATGTCTGATAGCCATCTGGCAAACCTTGTTTAATTAAATGTAAATAAAAATTAGCTCCAGAGACCTTTTGTCCTCCTATTGTAGAGGCCCCGAGGCAAAATGGTACAAATTGGACATTTAAGAACTAGTATAAATATTCTCAGAAAATTGTATTAAGAGGACTTGCTTTTTTTTGCAGAATCCTGTACAATAAATATATGACTACAACATACAAACCATACACAATACACGAACTAGTAGAAGAAATCTATGAGGACAACCTATCGCACTTTGAATTTGAGGAGAACATGGGTGGAGAACCCTGTGACTGCCACCTACATATCACTATGGAAACTATTGTAAAGTATTGGGGAGAGTAATGTTAGGATATACTAAAGAAGATTTAGATGAGATGACTAATGCTATTGACTCTGCTATAACTACCGTGAATCCTGACGATGACCCTTGGCTACACTCAAGATTGTACATGGCAAGTGAATTCTTACAAGGGCTTTGGGCAGAAGGGTACTTTGACTAATGAAGTCTCATCCTTTTTGTAGAATACCCATCCAAGACCCTAACTATAAATGTGAATGTGAATGTGAGAAATAGTATGTGGACTAAGCATGAGTATATATGTACTAATTGTGATACCCTGTTTGAAATCACAACTAGTAATTCCCTGGTGATTCAGCCTAACTGTATCTGTGAACAGCCTCACATTATTAGGATAAACAGATATGATGTGACACAACTCACAGAGCCACACCTTGATATTATTGGCGAAAGCCACTATACTTAATACTATGGACATATCAAAACTAAAGCACATAAGCGAATACGATGACCCATATTGTGACGAATTAAAGGAAATATGGAGTCACAACGACTGCTACTGCGAAGCATGCAAAATATTTTATGGATTAAAATGAACATAGACACATTACGAGAGTATATAAAAATTCACAAAATCTCCTTGGAGCAAGACGTTGAGGACGCTAACAATGATATTCCTATTAGTGATGACGAGTACTATGAGTCAGACGCTTACTATGAAGGAGCCATTGCTACCTGTGATCACCTATTGGAGTATATAAATGAGCGCTAAGTATCCTTTCCTACCCGAACATTTAACTAAAGCATTAGAAGATATCTCCATACCACTAATTGATATCATGCACGGTGAACTTAAAAATATGATGAATGAAATGCAATATAAAGAGTTTGAGGATAAGCAGTGGGGAGAGGGATATAAAGACTGCTTGACAGACCTATACGTTATGACGTATAATTTATCTATAGACCGCCAACAAATAGAAAGAGACCACCATGCCAAATTGGGTTTATAACGGATTAACTGTAGAAGGATCTGAGTCATCTGTCCTTAAGTTAAAGGAGCAGGTAGGTAAGCCTATCTCTGTGCCAATAGATGAGTGGCAGACTAATGAAGTAAGCATACAAACTAATGATAGTCCTATCTTCTCATATTGGAACATAATTGCTCCAACTGATCTAGACACATACCCTTTGCAGAAATCAGAATCTACAAATGGCAACGATTGGTATACATGGAACATTACTAATTGGGGAGTTAAATGGGATGCAAGTAGTGTTTACATTGGTGGAGAGCAAGTCAATGGTGAGAACTATGTAATTCAGTATAACTTTGAATCCCCTTGGGGAATTCCAGATGAGGCTCTTGCTGAACTGTCTGCTCAGTACCCTGATTTATTATTTACTTTGTCATATGAGGAAGAGACTGGTTGGGGTGGAGAGCATGAGTACCTCAAAGGTGAAAAACTTGACGGCATGGAATATAACTGGAAATGCCAAGAATGTGACCACTACCATGCAGGAGATCCTGATGAGTTATACATGGAGGAGCATGAAGAATATGTGTGCCCTAAATGTCAGTGGCCTGTGTTAGAGTTAATGGGACTACCACCGAAAGTAGAGGTAAAATGAAAACGGAAGATAGAGATAAACTACACAAGTGTCTAGAGATACTGCAGACAACAAGTCTAGGCCTGCCCATGGTATGGCTATGGACATGGAATGTTATTGTAGATATACTAGATGATGAGTCTTACCATGCAGACGTCAACCTTGATACTGTATGGAATGGTCTCTGCGAGTCTGTAGAGGCAGGCAAGGGCTTCTCTCTAGAGTATGGAGCAGAGCAACACCATGATGATGTATTAGAATGGATGTTAGAAAAAGGTTATATTTTAGACCCTGTTGATTTACTAGAAGAGGATGAAGACTAATGGTAACTGATATCTATCTTAATGGTCAACTAGATCTGGCCCAAAAACTTTTGTGGGGTGGGTCAGAGACAGAAAACATTCAAGCACATAACATCATTGCCAAACTAATTACAGATCTAGAGGAGCAAGAATAATGGGAGCAAGAATTTGCTATGTATTTAAAGATGTAGAGGCAGCAATTGGTGAGCCCACTGCACATGTTGTCCTATATAGCCACTGGGGTGAGACAGAATGGCAGCGGGACCTAGCAATGGCGCTGCTACATGCTAAACCTAGGTGGAGTGATGCTAGTTACTTTACTCGTATGGTTATTAGTTATTTAATTCAAGACTCCGTATTTAGTGAGACAGGGTTTGGTATTTATGCTATTAATAATCTTAACGAAGATCTAGGAGATACGACGGTAGTCATTGATATCTCTAAAGAAACTATCATTGATAACCAGGGCAATGTATTAGACTGGCAGTTATTCATTGAAGCATACCTGCCAAAGGTTTCCGCTGAGCACGTAGCCATATAATCAGGCTACATTAGAGGAGGCGCAATTAGTGGTGGGTTGCGCCCCTCTCCTCTTTTTGGTACAATGTAGGTAAGGAGAATCATGAGAAAAAAACTGGTAACGAAGGAAGAAAAGGTAGCAATACAATTATGCAATATCTTGGCAGACCTTCGCCTTGACCTTGACATGATTGGTGTTTATCTGGTACGATTATCACCTAATGTAATTTACAATCGCTTAATCACACTAACGGACTCAGCAGAAGCAGAAAAGGAAGATCAACACCATGACTACAGAATACGCTAAGAAAATAGAAATCCTTAATGAGGTATGGATAGAACGCATTCCAGAACTTGAAGATTTATTTGATATGTTTGATGTTGGATTTCCACTAGCCCATTGTATTTTTGAGGGGATAGTAGAATCCACTCCACTAGCACAAGAAAGTATAGAGCAAGCATTTAAAGGTTTGCTTCGTGTGGCTGGTGTAGAAGATACAGGATTCAAAAGCTCACAGAGTATTGTTTATTTAATTTTAAACCCTTAGCCACTGCGGTGGTGGGGCCGAGCATTCAAACCATTTCTTCAAACCTTATTACGATATGTCCAAATTTTTCCCATTTTTTGGGATTACGAGATCTCAAAATTTTTCTCCTATTTGAGGACATTACGAAGGCTCTAAAAAACCTCCCATTTTATACTATCAAACCTTATTTGTCAAACCATAAAACCATGTTATAATCTTTATATGGGCAGAAACTATTTCTCAAAGCATGGAGGACCATATTTTATTAATGATGGTTTTACCAGGCATTCTGATATCAAACCTTACAAACTAGATAAAGGTTTCTTTTACTTTATAGTGTCAGGGTTTGTTATTACATTAGCTATTATAGGTATAGTTCTGTATTCTTTATAAGTCCCGTCGCAAGGCCGCTAAATAATCCTATTAGACATTACGATCACGCCTTTGGCGTCCCCGCTTTTTGGCGGGGGAGATAGACAAACCACTACACAAAACCTCTCTATATAAAACATTACGATATCAAACCTTTTCTCCTGATTTTTAAATATTTATCAAACCTTTATATATATTATTGGACAAATTTGCTCATTTTGTCTATGTTTTTTATATGGTTTTTAAGCTATAAAGGTTTGGAAATAAGCATGTAAGGTTTGACAAAAGGAAGGTTTGGCGGTATAATCCAGGGGATATATAAGGTTTGGAGGTTTGGGAGCAGGCTTTAAAACGTCCTGGACATTACGACGCCATCTGTCTAAGTGCTCAATCCCCCACTTTACTCCACTTTCCTCCACGAAACCCACATCTAAAAAATATCAGTAAGATTTATTATCCTATCAAACCCTATCAAACCACCCAAATCGGACATATAAAACCTATTTAAACCAGGTATAATCACTCTATGGACATCATCATTTACTGGATATACGGCATGCTAGCTTTCTCTGGAATATTGATTGCTATGGGTATCTACGAGTCTTTTAAAGACTAGGTATATGCTACAGCTAGCCATATGCTACAATTGATATATGATAACACTAAGCCTAATATTAATCACATGGTATGTCACTAAGGTATACTACACAAATAGCCTTAAAATCTCAATGATTACTTCAAGCCCAGATATGATTAATATTAAATGTCATAACTGTGCTCAAACCATATACACTCATATAGACAACCTCAGAACACCCTTTTACTGTCTGGCTTGTAAGTAATGCTAAATGTCCTATGCTTTAACTGTGGATCTATGTATCAAGTACCTTATGGGATTAAGTATCCTACTAGGGTTTGTCCTAAGTGTTCTTAGCTTTACATACCGTCCAAAATCTGCTATGCTTGGTATATGAATGATGTGAACTTTGACAAACCTTTACCCAAATATATCTTTGAGTCCTGCATTGACTGTGGTAAATTTATCAGGACAAACGACAAAACCAGACTTATCCTATTCATGATGGATCATTATGGGGGAGAAGGTATTAAGATATGTAGTAAGACTTGGTATGGTCATTTTGTCTATACCCTGCTAAACTGGAAACACAGAAACTATTAAGGATAGTCATGATTAAAAATGTTAGAACAAAGAACAATTCTTTCAGCACTGTCAGATATGACAAAGATGGCAACATCCTGACCCCATCTAGGCTAAAGGCACTTAGGAAAGCAAAGAAAGAAAACAATAATGCCCCTGTCAAAGGTGCTAAGTGGGTTAAGATTGTAAGCCAGTATATTACCACCTGCTCTGTCTGTAATGATAGGATCTTGGTTGGCAATCAGATACTTTGGAACAAGAAGAATAAGCAGACAAAGCATGTGAAGTGTTCATCTTGAAGATAGTAATTGAGGAGTATGTATCACCATTTAAGAAAGGCAAGAATGGAGGAAGAAGCCCTAAGAGGCTTCAAACAAACTTCAGGATAGATCCAATTCCCTGGAAGTGGGAACTCTACAATGGGTTAAACCTTCTCACATACGGGTATGCTCATACTGAAGATGATGCTAATAAGATGGCGAATCAGGCTATTAACCAATATCGCCCTCATAGGGCGTAGTAATGTTTATGACCTCTATTTTTCGCCGAACTTTAAACCGTGATATAATCAGTTAAACAAAAGGGGGACATATGCCATTTCCAGGAAACCATGACTTTAGCTACTACCGTGGTGATACATACGAATTTGATGTTGTTTTGAAGAACCAAGATGGCAGTAATTTTGATATATCCCTATATGAAACAGTAGCCTTTACCATCGGAACTCAGAGAGGTTCTGGGGGTACTAAGACTACAGCTCTTGCTACAAAGGTTTTGCCATCTACCGTGAGATGTACAATTACATCTACAGTTGGCAGAGGACTGGCTGCAGGATCATATTTTTATGATGTTCAAATCACAGACACAACCCCAGATCCAGACACTATATATACAGTATTGACTGGAATTATGACAGTAGTGAACGATATAACTGGAGCATCATAGTGCCACAAATATTGGTTCGTCAAAAAAACCCTAAAGCCAATATTTACCTTGGTAGAGAAACAATAACATTAAGAAACAAGATCCCAACTATTACTGTATATGATGATACATACTTCCCACCTCCAGTGCCATACATTGATGGTGGCTTATATAATGAAGAATCTGCTTCTGTAGATGCAGGACTATACAATACAACATCTTGGGAAATAGTATGGGATGGCGAATACGTTTAAATATATTTGACTTATCCCCACAAATTTGCTACAATAAATACATGAATATGATTGAAAGAAATGAAAAGTTTCAGGAAGAGTTTGGATGGCATATTGATCCATTAACAGGCGATGCTTGGAGATATGTTGAAAGTAGTCGTTGAGGAGTATGTAGAAAAAAAACGTGTTGGATTCTACATGCCATCTATCCCTTGGAAGTGGACCCTATATGATGGGTTGAAGGTTGTAAGATATGGATATTGCCATACAGAGGAAGAGGCTGAGATTGCAGCAAATGGCGCTTTGAAGACTTATAGCCTATAGCTTGGCATGATACAATAAGTGTATGAAAAAAGATAAGTGCTTCTTCTGCGATAAAGATGCAACACATTACGATGTTGTAGTAAATCACCACGAATATGTGGTTGCAGATGTGTGCTTAAATCATCTATCAATGGGCCTTGTATCATAATCCATGTTTGACTTTATTTTCTAAATAAGGTATTATGTATGTATGAACTGTAAAGCCTGCGGTATGGACAAAGAAAACATTGAATACTGGGATACTCATCAAACTATGTCAGATAAACACATATGGTGCATTAAAGATAAAATTAAAGATTGATTGCTTTGCTTTTTGCAGCAAAATACAATTTTTTGTGTTTAGATAAATCAAGAGATTTAGTTTGTTTAAGTACATCTTGATACAAAACAGACTCTTTTGATGTTATAAGTTTAATTGGGTTCTGTGTTTCTTTATACCATCTTTCATATTCTTGAAAGTTATGGTTTGACCCTAATACCGTACCACCAAACCTATTACATATAGCTTCTATTATCTGTGGAGTTTTTTCCTTTAAGTCTTCATATGCAAAAAATAAATCTGCATGCTCTAGAATAAATTCATAATGATTTATATACTCATTTAGTCTGTTATCAATTTTTGTATTTTGTTCCATTGTATTTATAGAAGCTAAGCATTCTTCTGGGCTTCTGACTACTGTTATTATTGGGACACAAAGATTATTTTTATAATATTCTTTACCTATTGCGTGAAAAAAGTTTACTTTTAGGTCTGTATTTGTTAATATGTTCCAATATAACCAATGTTTGCCAGATCTAGGATAAGTAAGCATTGTTAAGTCTGGAATTTTATGGTATAAAAAATCTAAATAATTATTATTTTTCATATATTCATTATACCTTATCTTGACTTATTTACTGGTAAGTGATATACTGATATATATGATAAACATATTATTTCTTATTACAGCATTTTTTATTGGCTATGTGACATGCTATTTTGTTATGACATACAAGGTGGATCAAAATTAAAGAGCCAAGTATTATGAAGATGGACTGGAAAGCTTTAGGATATGAAAGGGTATATGTAGATGGAAGATTACGATGGATTCCTCAGCAGATCAAAGAAGATAGAGAAGACTAGGATACTTCCACTTAGATGGATGGGTAATTTTTGTGAAAAATATGCTCACTATCACCTAAATATGTTTTTACATTATAGAGATCATGATGATCTTGGTCTTGCTTGTAGGTACCACGCATATATGTCAACCTTTTTGTACAAGCCCTATCATTGGTGGGGAACCTATTACGAATTAAACATGGAGGAATAAAATGAGTATGGATGAAATGATGCTAAGAATAGAAATTGCAGCAGAGATAGAGGCTATTCCAATTGTTCCAGGAGTAACAAATGCTTTGGGTATGCGTATTGCTGCTGCTAATATTGCAAGGGGAGAAGATAACTATATGACAGAATGGGCTAAAAAGTTTGAAACGCAGGTAGATTTTGAGTAATGAAAAAAATTTATATGATTGGTGATTGCCATTTATCTAGAGCAATAGAGCATTATTATCCAGAAAAACATGATGTAGTTTTTATTCCTTGGTCTAAAGCTGCTAAGAAAATGCATGGATTTAGTGTTGAGCAAATGCGTGAAGAAGATGAAATGTCTTCTGGAGTAGAAATTGCTAGAACTGTTAACCATATGCCACAACCATTTTCAGTTATTAAAGATGATGGAGTTTTGGTTTTATGGCTTGGATATGTAGACACTAGAACATTTTTACCTAGGTACAAGAATGCAGATGAGACAGTAAAGAAATTTATTGACAATATAAATAATAACTTTATAAATTCTAGTGTTGTAGTGATAGAGCCATTACCTCAATTTACTGAGATGTTGCTAAAGCATGAAGGAATTAGTCCATACTACACGCATGAGCAGAGAATTGATCAGAATCGTGAGTTTCTAGCTGCACTACATAAGTATGCAAAAGAAGCGAGATTTGAAATAGTAATTACTCAGCAGGATATCCTAGATGCTCTTGGTGTACCTGAGCTAACTCCATCTATGACACATACAGATGCTCCACATCCAGTAGACGGATTAAAACCTGAGCATATGGAAAAGATCTGGAAATTATTTTCAGATAAATTAAGTTTTTTAGCAGTTGATTAATTTAATTAAATATAAACATCTTCAAGACATCTAGTGCAGAACCAGTCTGCTGAATCACTAGATCTCTTTATTCCACCGTATATTATTTCATAATTGTTTATTTTATCAATTACGTCTCCATGCATGTAGCCATATACTATAGGTATTAGGTGATGATCGCATTCATACATATACTAATCATACCATAGTTGCAATACCGCTGATTTTCTGATATGATTGATCCATGGAAACAACTGGGTGGACTAAAGATCTTGATGATGATCAAAAAGCATACGTGATGGATTTAATCATCACAACGGTAAAAGAGATTAGGGAACAGATTGCACTTGATATTGAGGCTACTGTTCCAGTATGGCAGAGGTTAGGCTTTATGAAAAGTCGTAGGACAAAGGCAGCTTTTAAGGTATGTGCTGCAATTGCAAGAGGACAAAACGAAAGGTTACATCATGGCAATGAATAAACGTACATATGTATGTGAGGATAAAGAGTGTGGAACAACAATTACTATTAAAACAAAAGGCGATTTGGCAGAATCAATAATTTGTCCATGTGACAAAATCATGCCAGCTACTAAATAAATGTGGTCTTGGATATTAGCAGCAATTGGTGTAACTGGTATATTTTTGGTAGGTCGTAAGACTATTTGGGGTTGGCTAATACTTTGTGTTAATGAGTGCTTATGGATTGCTTATGCACTTGCTACAGATCAGTATGGCTTCATAGCTATGGCAATAGCATATGCAGCAGTTTATATTAAGTCTTATATACATTGGAAGAAAGATGAAAAGGAAGGAGTGGCAAATGCTTAAGCTAATTGTTTTAACTGCAGTATCATTTTTTTCTGGGTATCTAGTTTCATACCTAGTAATGACTGTTGGAGTTAATCAGAATAAAGAATAACGTCATTGGGGCAATAGCTTAATTGGTTAGTAGCTTCAATCTCATAAATTGGAAGGTGTGGGTTCAAGTCCCACTTGCCCTACTAAACACCAGTAGCCAAGTTGGTAAAGGCACCAGTCTTATATACTGAAGATCGTGAGTTCAATTCTCACCTGCTCTACCATACCCCTGTAGCTCAGCGGAAGAGCGACGGACTTCTAATCCGCAGGTCGTTGGTTCAAATCCAATCAGGGGTGCTATTCTGGTATAATGGTTAAAACAAAGGGGTAGTCTTGGCTAATATAGTTTTTTTAGGTAACTTTCGTGTTGACTATACCAGCGAATCTCACCATGCCAAGTCTTTAGAGGCACTTGGACATAAAGTTGTTAGGATGCAAGAGTCTGACGCTAGGTCAGAAGATATCTTGGCTGCTTGTGTAAATAGTGATCTTTTTATTTGGATACATACACATGGTTGGCAGACTTCAGGAAAAATAACTATGGAAAAGCTACTTGAAAGATTAAAAACGTTATCTATCCCAAGTATGACATACCACCTTGACTTATGGTTTGGCCTTCAAAGACAGAAAGACCTTGAATCATTTCCTGTATACAAATTAATTGATCACTTCTTTACCGTTGATAGCCAAATGGCTCAATGGTTTAATGAAAAGACCAACGTTAAGGGTCACTATCTTCCTGCAGGAGTATTTGGAGAAGAATGTATTTATAGGCCAAGCATAACTAATCGTAAGGTGTTGTTTGTTGGTAGTAAAAAATATCATCCAGAGTGGCAATATAGAACAAAGTTAGTTGAATGGCTTGAAGATACATACAAAAATAGATTTGAGCACTATGGTAGCGGTGGTATCAAAAGTGTTCGTGGAATTTCTTTAAATAAAATATACTGGACTACTAAGGTAGTTGTTGGAGATACGTTATGTCTAAACTTTAACTACCCTGACTATTGGTCTGATCGTGTTTATGAAACTCTTGGTCGTGGTGGTTTTCTTATACATCCATATGTTCAAGGGATGGAAAAAGAATTTGAAGATAGAAAGCATTTAGTTTTTTATGAGTATGGAAATTTTGAACAACTGAAGGAATTAATTGACTATTATGTAGAACATGAAGAAGAACGTGAGCAAATAAGAATTGCAGGGCATGAGTTAGTGAAGAATAACTATACCTACAAACATAGATGGAAGCATATACTTGAAGAGCTGGGACTATGAATTACAATACTATAGATACAAACTACTCCTTTAAAATTAGAGAGTTGCTAGATGATCCAAGTGATGATCATAATTTAGACTATAAAGTAGTTGATGAAACATGGAATGAAAATGTTTATAGACTACATGAATATCAGTTTAAAGAAAATGCAGTATTTATTGATATTGGTGCAAACATTGGGTCTGTTAGTCTGTATGTAGATAGCTTTAATAAGTTTAGAGAAGATGCAAACAAGATAAAAGTTTATTCAATTGAACCTGAGCCACACAATTTCTTCTTGTTAAAAGAAAATATTAAAAATAATCCAACTGAAAATATTACAGTAGTCAATAATGCTATTTGGTATGAACAAAAAAATGTTTTTATTACAAATAGAGGTGGTAATAGCAGCATTGTTGATGGAGGATTAACTGAATCTGTTGAGGTTTTAGCAATTACAATTCAAGACCTTGTTGAACGTTACGGTATTGATGAGATAGATGTTATGAAGATTGATATTGAAGGTGCTGAATTTGATCTTATAATTAATACCCCCCCAGAAATACTTTCAAAGATTAGATATTTAACACTTGAGTTTGATAAATCTTTTGACGGAAGGTTTGGCATCATGATTGAAAAGCTTTCAAAACAGTTTGGCATTGAAATTTTAGGTAGTCCCGAAAGAGGAGGATATGTTTATGCAAACAGATACTGAGATTGATTATCTAATTTGTATCCCTGTTTATAGAGTAACAGAAAGAATATATAAATGTATGGAATCTATAAGAGATAAAAATGTTTTACTTATAGATAATAGTGGAAACAGAGAGTGTGAAGTATTTGAAAAAAAGTATGGATTTCAGGTAGAGTATCAGTCAGAGAACATTGGGTTAGCAAGAGCATGGAATGTAGCATTAAAAAAGAATCATGATTGGACATTTGTTGTTTCATCTTCAATGTTGTTTAATCAGCCTTTTTCACATATCATTGATATGCTTAAAGACTTCAATGGTTTAATGTTTAGAACACAGCATGGGTGGCATCTTTGTGGAATCAATAAAAAATTAGTTTCAGCAATTGGATATTTTGATGAAAATTTTTATCCATATAATTTTGATGACTGTGACTGGGATCAAAGGTGCAGAATACTTGAAGAACAAGTTATAATAAACCCTGATTCGGATGTTGCAGTTTCTTGGCGTAGTCAGTTTGTACATTCTAATACACCTATAAGTTATGTAATGAGAATAAACGCACCTGCTGCAGAAGTTGATGTATCATGTCAAATAGACGGCGGTGCAACAATAGACGGACTAAGAATTAACATTGAACCTCTTCATGATTACTTTAAGGCTAAATGGGGCGGAGATAGAACAAGAGAAGGTTGGGGAGAATATAAATATCCATTTAACGATCCTACAAAATCTTTAGACTATTGGCCAGTAAATGATATAGCGACATTAAAGAAAAACTATGGGTTAAAATAATGCAAACAATAGGAGTTTTACCAGCATCTGGAAAGGCCTCCAGAATTGGAGGAATACCAAAGTTTTGCCTACCTATTTCTGATGAAAGATGTTTGCTTCAGTGGCATGTAGAACAAATGCTAGAAGTATGTGATGAGGTTCGTGTATCAACTAGACCTGAGTGGGTAAATATTATACAAAATATGGACATGAACATTAAGCTGATTATTCGTGAGCCATCAACAATGTCTGATGCAGTAAAGTTTATGATTGGTGAATATAACGATACCGTGCTTGTTGGAATGCCAGATACTTATATATTAAATGCACCTGTAAACATTTATAAAGAAATGATTAAAGAAACCAATGCTGATATAGTTTTGGGTGTTTGGGAATGTGGTGATGAGTTAAAAGGTCGTGTAGGGCAGGTATTGTTATCTGGAGATAAAGTAATTAAGTCTGAAGACAAAGTAGAAGATTGTAATTACCCAGATATGTGGGGAACCATGATGTTTAGAAAAAACATGATTAGATATTTAGATCCAACCCTGGATCATCCTGGTAAACAATTAAAAGATTGGATATCTGATGGTGCTAATATATCAGCGGTAAAACCTGGTGGAAAGTATATGGATATCGGAACATTAAGAGGACTAAAACAATTATATAAAGAAATGGATTTATGAGATTAGGAATCATTGCAAGGTCTGACAACACTGGACTAGGTAATCAGACTAAAGAGCTTGTTAAAATGCTTAATCCTGATAAGGTTCTTCTTATTGATTCCTCGCAATTTAATGACAACACGCAGCATCCAGAATGGTATCAAGGGTACAATTGCTTGACTACTAAACGAGGAATGGCCTCTAAAGAAGAGGTATATGAGTTCATAGACGGACTAGATGTAGTACTTAGTTGTGAAATATTCTACAACAACTCATTTATTTCTATAGCAAAGAAAAGAAAAGTTAAAACTGTTCTTCAATACAACTATGAATTCTTGGACTATTTAGCCAACCCAGACCTTCAACTACCAGACATTTTAGTTGCTCCAAGCCTATGGAACTTTACCGATGTTGTTGAAAAGTTTGGTGACAAAACCAAAGTAGTTTATCTTCCACCTCCAACAAGCATAGATTTATTTGCTGGTGCAAAAAATATTAATACAAGCAAGACTCACAAAAAAATATTACACATTGGTGGCAAGGCTGCTGTAAAAGATAGAAACGGCACAAGTACGGTAATTGAAATGCTTAAGTATTCTAAGAGTGATTATCAACTTGTAATCAAGAGTCAAACCCCCCTAGATACAGAATGTGATGATCCAAGACTGGTCATTGATACCTCTAGTCCAGATACCAGAGAAAGCCTCTACGAAGGCTATGACGCTATGGTAATGCCAAGGCGGTATGCAGGCCTATGTCTACCTATGAACGAGGCTCTAATGAGCGCTCTACCCGTTTTTATGACCAATATATCCCCTAACAACAAGATACTTCCGCAGGAATGGCTTACAGACTCTAAAAAGATTGATAGGCTAATGACTCGTATAATGCTTGATGTTTATGGGGGAGATGCTAAAATGTTAGCTAAAATAGTTGATAATTATTATGAAAGTGATATGAGTATTTATAAGGATCAGGCATATCAAATAGGATTAACAAACTTTTCAGCCAATAGTTTAATAGCAGGATATAGAGAATTGCTACAGCTTTAAATCAAGCTTTTTAGATACTGGGATAATAAAATCATTTGAAAATTTTTGTTTTAAGTTTCCTAATGTCATGAATGTTGCCTTCATATCTTTTATAAATTGAATATTTGTTTTAAGTTCTTTAATCTTATAGTCTGTAAAACTTAATACATAATAAGATAACCAAAGATCATCAATGATCCAATATTCTTCAGGGCAATCAAAAAAGTCGTCATTTAAAAATAGCTTAGAGCTACATATAAGTCCACCTGTTCCAGCGTAGTTACCTATTTCATTTTTTTCTAATTTTATTTTTCTGTTATATCTTTCTTCAACCATATGTGCCCAAAAAGATTTTATAGAGCCTTCTTCATATTGTTCGTGGCATTCCTGTATAAATGTGTCTGGAATAATTTCATCATCATCAATAAATATAATTTTTTCATATCCTTGCTCAGCAAGATCTCTTGCCAATAAGAATCTAGCGAACTGTTTAAATTCATTATGATAGTTGTGTACAGTTATATCAATACCTTTGCCAAATTTATCAAGGTACCCCAACAACTTTTCATGTCTATTAGAGTTATCAACAATATAAAAATCAAAATCTTTATTGGTTTGTCTTTCTATGCAACCCAAAGTTTTTTTAAGGTTTTCAAACCTTATATAAGTGCACATAATTAAAGCTGTATTTGACATATAATCCTATCATAGCATAGAAAGAGCCAGCCCAAATGGACTGGCCCTAACTATTTTTACTATTTACTTAGCCTTTGGAGCAGCCTTCTTAGCTGCTGCCTTCTTTACAGGTGCCTTAGCAGTCTTTAGAGCCTTCTCTACTTCCTTAGCATCTGGCAATACGCCAAACGCCTTGTCATTAGGGTTGATTGCTCTGATTGCTACTGGTGCAATTGCAGCAACTAGTGCTGTCCATAGATCCTTTGGATCTGTTACGCCAGCCATATAGAGTGCTAGACCTGATGCAAGTACTGAGCGACCATATGATGCCAGTAGTGCCTTTAGTTGTTCTGTATTCATTGTTTTCCTCCTAGGATATAACTCGTGTTAGTAATGTAAAGCCAATCCATAGACCAATAATTCCTGCGACTCCCGCAAAAACTGGTGGTGCTGGTACTGGCAATTTGAATGCTGCGAACACGACACCGCATCCAAAACCTGTTAATGTTGATAGAATAATGTCTTTCATTCAACTTCCTCTTTTGGTAATAGTTTAATAAGATCTTCATAGGCAGTAGCAATTTTATTCATAGAGTTGTAATTAGGTGCCATCGCTATTATGTCTCCGTACTCTTTAAAGTATGATATTTCTGGATCAACCTGCTCAACAAACTTAGATATACCTGATTGAACCTCTTCAATATAATCAAATGCGGAATCACGAGAATCAGAAAGAAACTTAATAAAGCTTTCTTGATGCACATTGTTATCTAGCTTATCATTAGATAGCATTAGCTGAGTAACTTTAGAATAGGCAGTAGCCATCTTTTTAATATCGTTCTTTAGTCTTAAAAACTTAATTGATAAAACTAATACTGAAAGCAAGGAAGCAAAAAGCAAAGAGCCAACAATCACTGTAACTTCTAGGATATTCATTAATTTAAAGCCTCTCTTGTAACTAACACTATAGCACCTTCCATCTCTAAAGCATTTTTAAGTTGAACAACATATTGTAATGCTGCAATCTTTTCATCATGCGATAATCCTACAAAGTGTCTTTCATCTAATTTTATCGTAAGAAAGTGCTCGTTGTCAATAAGTTGCACACCAAAACCTTTTGGTGCTTGAACGGCATGAAAAGCTCTACGCATTGAATCTGTATACATTACTGCTTATCTTTCTTATCTACATAATGAAATAAATCTTCTAATGATTCCCAGCCTAAATCTTCTTTAACTTCTAGTGCTCCAAGAAAAATATCCCATGTTTCATAAACATACTGTCTTGCCAATACCGTTGGCTCAACAAGTTCATTATCAATTAAAAATGCAATTGGAAGACCAATATCGTTGTATTCAATAAAGTCTTTAAAGTATTTATCAGACTTATAGTCCATCCACAGTTCTCCAAGGATGGCACATATTGAATCAAAGCTGGTTACATCTTCTCCATTGTTAGAGATTTCCACATCTCACCCCATTTTTCTTTTGTTCTATGCTTACTAAACTCTCTTGATATTTCACCATTCTCTAAGTATATACCACCCCATACACCCCACTCTTTGCCAGATACACCGTTAGCAAAACATATTTTTTGCACTGGGCACGATTGACACAGGTTGTCTATTATTGGTCTAATAAGCTCATCATCTTCATATCTTTCAAAGAATAAATTGGTATCTGTACCAAAGCAAGCACTTTCGTCTTTCCATAAGTGTTGCTTCATGGTTACTCCTTGTATTTATTTGGAATATCCCAGCCATTACGATCAGGTACGAAAGTCTTTGCCAAAAACCATTTACCATTACGACGAATTCCATTAATAGCAGTCTTGGCAATATCAGACTGCTTTGTTTCTACAACTGTCCAACCATCCCAATGCAAGTTGTTGTTCTTTGCAACAATCTTTTCCATTGTTTTTAAATCTTTTACAATCATTTTTACCCCTTTAGTATCGGAAAATTCCTACTTCAATGTTGTTTTTTTCTGCAGTTTTAACAAGTTTTGATACAGACTGATGTGGTCTGCTCAAGAAAGCAAGATAGTTTACACTAAGCATGTTTTCTTCAATCCAGGAAGAAGGAACATTGTAAAACTTAATCTTTCTTCCACGAGACTTCATTCCTCTTTCTGATAAATTACAAAACTCAGATACAAATGAGTTTATTGAAGCTGGTCCAGCAGAATAAACTATAAACTCTGTATCTCCATCTTGCATTCCAGAAAGGGCAACGCTCATAGCACGAAGAAAGACTTTATAATCATTAAAGTCATTCGTTCCATGCACTGCTACTATCATCAGAATTCCCATTCTTTAAGCTATCCAGTATGAATAGCATCTTATCAATATCTCGCTTTGACATATTGTTTGTGTCTACTGGCCTAACAGTTTCTGAATCTACTGATCCATCAACTGCATCTGCCACATAAAACATATTGTTGTGTACCCAATATGCGTTATCTTCTATTATCAGTACCTTGACAGTATTATTACTGACATGCTTTCTTGATTGAGAAAGTATTTTAGGTACCTCAAAAAGATCTTTTGGTAAAATGTTTTTTACTATTTGATGAATACTGCTTTGAGTATAAACAATTTTAGCAAAATACTTCTTACGCTTTTGTACTACTCTTATAATTATAGAGCAAAGGACTATAGATGTCAAGCCAATAAGCAAGGTTGATACCATTTTTAACCTCTAAAACTAAATGCGCTTCCAACCCATACTGTCTTTTTCTTTTCACGCTCAACAATACCTCGTGACCAAGAGAATCCTGCGTCTCCGCCCCATGCCAACCACATGATATATCCATTAGAAGGGTTTGATTGGTTTCCCCAATCCTTACCCTTCTTATCTACTTCATGGCGTGAGAAGTATGAGTACATTCTTTTAACAGTACTAAGAGATATAGTTTCTCCTCTTGCTAACTGCCCTGCACGAGTCCAGCCAACTGCAGTTCCTGCACCAGTGGCCTTGCCATCTTCTTTAAACTTAATTGCTTTACGAGCAGCTGATCTTGCTCCTTCTGGTGGTGAGTAACCTTCAGCCTTTGATACTGAATCTGTATCGTATTCAACTGTGTCATCATCTTCCCATAAGTCATCTGCTTTTGCAGCAGGCACACAATTAGGAACCATTTTGCCATTTTTTCCAGGCTTCATTCCTCTTTGTACATATCCATCCCAACAAGGTGCTTGCTTGCTTACATTGCCACAGCAATCTGACTTCATTTCTCCAGCCTGACACATTGGACAGTTATCACAGTTAACATTTAATTCTTTACACGTAGGACATCCACAACCTTCATATTCTTTTTTAACTTTATCGTCTTCATCATAAGATTTATATGTTCCACCACGTTTTTTATATTCTTGTGATACCCACGCATTTGCTACTGCTGAAGGATAAACATCAAACTTTGCTTTTGCTTCAGCAATAATTCTATTATAAAGCTCTCTGTTGGATGGCTCACTACCACCTTCACGCTCATCAATTATTTCTGCATAGTTAGGTTTTTCTGCTTTACCAACTGAGTTATCATAGGCGTCAGTGTTATTATTTGAGTTCATTGTGTGACCATCCAAGGTTTCTAATTTTGTAGCATCACTATACATCATGCCAATACTATATGCGGTTTCTTCCCAACCGCCATCTTCTTCTTCATAAATTCTTACAGACATTGCTGGGTTATCTGGTGGCATAGAGACAAGAGAATATTCTGATCCAGGTGTGCCAAGTGTTCCACCCTCTACCATTATGTGCTCAACCATTCCATGGATTATGCCTTCTTTGGTCATGCCCATGACAAAATTGCCTTCTTGTATGTTCAACATATAATCATTATATCAGAGTTCTTGAGAGTCTATGGTTCTTTTTAGCTCTTGCAAAGACCATCGCTCTTCTCTGGAAAGCTTCATAACCTCAGATTTATCATAAGATTTATCACTAATATATATTAATGGATCATCATTAAAAAAATCTATATTTACAAACCCTTTTTCCCAAAGAGCCATCAAGTCATTGTTTATGAAGTTTATATGCTCCTCATACAGCTCTGGCATTATTTCTTTTATTTTTGGGGTAAGAGAGTATAGTATTTCTCCACTCTCTGGATCAACACCAGCAAACTCTATGCCACCTTCAAGTATTAGGCTGTCTACTATTTTACTTATTTCTTCATCATTAAGCATTTACGAAGTCCAAGAATTCTTCACGAGTTTTTGCACCAGTCATACGTTTAACCTCTAGACCATCTTTAAGAAGTATATATGTAGGAACAGACTTAACACCAAATGTTTCAAAAAGCTCTCTTTCGTAGTCTGCATCAACAAATATAAAATCTATAAGTCCACCCCTCTTTAATTCTTCTGCTACTGGCATAGTTCTTTCACATGGTTTACACCATTCAGCAGTAAAGTAAAGTACGTGACTCACTTACCAGACTTCTTTCTTGCCTTAGCAAGTACATCAAAATCCTTTACCTTAGTATCACCCATATAGCCCCACGCATATCCATCATTAATCATCATGTCATTAAGAGATACTGTGTCTCCATTAATATATACCCAGCCTAAAATGCGACCATACTTTTCAGATGAGTTCATCTTCTCAGTCTTAATTACAACTGACTTGGCATCTTTTAGAGCCTTCTTTAGGTATTCTTTAGACTCAATTCCAAGAGCCTTTTCCATTAAATCTTTTGTACGAGACTCAGGGGTATCAATACCAGCCAATCTCACACGGGATTGAAACAAAATATCAAACCCTAAATCAATAAGAACATCAATGGTATCTCCATCTACTACATTTTCTACTTTTCTTACATAGTATTCATACATTTTGTTCCTCTACCATTTCTTTTATTAAATAATGTATTGATGAGACATCTTTGTCTTCTGGATGTGAGCTGATCAATACATCAGTTGCACCCAAATCTGTTAAGCTATTGATTTGCTCTTTAACGCTTTCTTTGTTTCCAAATATTGTCCACTGCTCTGACCCTTTGTTGGTATGTAAAAGTCTATCAATTTCTTTTTTAGAATTATTTATAATAACACTTAAGGACAGCATCTGTTTAGAGTTTTTTATAAAATCAGGTTTGTTGTACATCTGTTTGTGCATATTAAGCATAGAAAGGTGAGTAGCCCCATATTTTTCAGCCATAGCCTTGGTCTTGCTAGAATGACCGCCCATGACTATTTGAGATACTGTGCCATTAGACATCTTAATAAATTTATTTAGCCATTCATCTGTATACTCAAGCCTTTTTTCTGCAGTATCTAGTTTGTCATTAATCCATACCAAATCATCTATTGATGTTTCTTCTTGATGTATATCACCAGAAACAATATTTAGCATAAGCCTACTAGGTGATATATCATGAAAAGATTTAGCCATCATAGCACAGTATTCAGGACTTATTGCGTATGTTCTAATAGCTGGCATATATTTAAATTTATGGTTAGTATCTAAAACACGTGCTGCCTTAATCCAATTATCATCTATTTTAGAATGATAGACAAGAAGAATAGATTCGTAACCAAACTCATCAACTACTGCAGAAATTGTTTTTAGATGACGGGTACTAGTATCTTTACCCCTTTCCATCCAGTGAAATCTCATACACAAATATCTTTCTTAATTTTATTATTTTGCATTAGTAGTCTTTACCTTTTGCTTTATTTTCAATTAATTTATCACGTTCATCAACTACGCTAATCATAAAGGACATCATCTTATTGTATCCTTCTGGATTATCCATAATCTTATTATAGTGATGACCGCAGAACATAAGATCACCATTAAGGCCAGTGACCTTAACTAGGGCTTCTGCTGCACACGAATCACAGCGATCTGTTGCTTTAAGTATCCACTCTTTTTCTACAACTTCGTCTGTAATCATTGTACTCATAGTATACCTTTACTTTCTGTTATCTGTAGAATAGTAGCCAGAGCCATTGAATACAACTCCTACATTAGAGTATACACGAACTAACGTATGATTACAAGTCTCACATGCATACCCTGGGTCAGAATCATTAATTGATCTTTCCTTAACAACTCTGACACCACAGGGCATACAATCATATTCGTATAAAGCCATATTACTTTATTTTCTTTCCAAATTTAGCCCATACTCTTTCGTGAAGAAAATATCCAATAGCTTCCCAACCAATGTATAACAATGCGCCAAGGCTGGCGTATTCCCATTCACCAGTAAACAAATAAATAACTCCAGCAACACCAACAAGATGGAATGTCTCCCAGCTTAATGTTTTGAGAAGTGTTTTCTTTGTTGATTCCATATTACTTTCCTCTTAATGCTTTTAGAGTTGCCTGATCTACTATTCCTGTTACTGGAAGACCAGACTTCTTCTGAAATGCCTTGACTGCCTTTTCAGTTCCTGGACCAAAATCACCATCTGCATTTAGACTAAGAAGCTCTTGAACTTTCTTTACTGCTTCTCCTTTTGAGCCAACCTTAAATGGCTTAAACTCTTTCTTTGCTGCAGGTGCTGCAGGCTGAGATGTAGTTGTTGCAGGCTGTGATACTGATCCACCCTTTGACAGAAGTGGGACATTCTCTTCACCAGCATAAACTGGACGACCCCAACCAACTACTGCATTTATAATTCCCTTTTTATTCTTTACGTATGCACGAGTCTTTTCTACGCACATTCCGCCATTACGCTGGTCTCCCTTTGCAGTTCCTGAAGTATTTCCTTCAATAACTTGAATTGTTCCATCGCCATTGTTCTTGATGCATATACCAACATGTGAAATTCTATTTACACCATCATCTGGGAAATCAAAATAAATCCAATCACCTGGTGTTGGATCATCATTACGAGCATCTGCCCAACGATTATTTTTCTTAAACCAATCTGCTGCTGCAACTGTTGAAGCAGTCTTTGGGTATTTATTTGGATTTAATCCTGCTGTAAATGCTGACCAAGAAACAAATGACTGGCACCATGGAAGGAAGTTTGCACCACTCCACTTTCCATACTTTGTTTCATTATCTTTAGGACCTTCAATGGTTCCTACTTCTTTCTTTGCAACCTCAATGATTGCTTCTAAACTACCTTTTACCGCCATTTGTTCCTCCTGTTAAGTACGACATTCTAGTATATCACTATGAAGCTTTTTCTGTCAAACGATTATGAGTTCTTATTCTATGACAGTTGGCACAGACTACTTCACATTTTGCTATTTCTTTTTTTATTGCTGCCCAAGAAAACCCATCGTGGATCATTCTTGAAATATTATATTTTTTATCTCTAATGTGATCAAAGTCTAAAACTATATGATTACATTCTCCACAGTCAACACATCCACTTGCCTCCTTAATTGCCTTAAGGCGCATCTTGAATTGCTGTTTATTATAAACTGCCAATTCTTTTTCTGACATGGTTTTATAATTATACACCTAATGTTAAAAGCCCCACACAGGTAATTCAGGCACGAAGGCCAGGTTATATATAAATGGGTAACTAATCCATCTCTAAGGTCCTGTGTGGGGACTTCTATATTGTACTACTTGATTTTAATTGTCTTGGGTTTCTTTTCTTCAGGAACGATACGATCAACATTAATATGTAGCATACCATCCTTTAGATCAGCCCCTGTTACTTCCATGTATTCTCCAAGTGCAAATGATCTTACAAATTTACGAGCTGCGATACCTTTGTGAACAACTTCAGCATCTGTTACTTCAACAATCTCACCCTTAATAATTAATGTACCATTATCTACTGATACATCAATATCTTCTTTTGTAAAACCTGCAACTGCAAGTGATAGTCTATATGTATCTTCATCTAGCTTAATAAGATCATATGGAGGATATGACTGTGAATTTGTTTTATATGCACCATTAAGGCGACTTAGCTCCCTGCCAAAGCCAATAAAAAAAGGATCATTGAATAGATCCATAGCGTACTTTGTTACCATGTTATTCCCCTTTCAAGCGAATAAGTTAATGTATCCCCGTAGGCAATACAATACTATTATATCAAACTTTTTGGAGCGGATAGCGGGAATCAAACCCGCACATTAACCTTGGCAAGGTTACGCACTATCACTATGCAATATCCGCATTGCTGGGGTACCTGGTTACGATCCAAGTATTGAACGTTAACAGCGTTCCGTGATAGCCATTTCACTATACCCCATTGGTCTGAATCTACAGACCAAAACCTCTTACTTTGATAGGTATGGATAGTTGCCTGACTTAGGCAATGTTGCCAAGAACTGATCAAAGTTTGACAGACTATTCTTGCTAATAGATAGTGTTGCAGCAAGCACTGTAGCCGTAGATGTTCCAACGATTGGGCGCATAACCCCAAAGTAGTCTCTTGTTTCTACGCATGCATCTTTATTAAAACTAAAGCATGTAGAGGCAAGCAGGCTTGTTGTTGCATTGACATTGCTTGATCTAACAATATTATTCTTAGCATCTGTACCTGCAACTGAGTATACTCCAGAAACACATGCTGGGAATCCAATTTGATTCTTTTTACTATCATTGCCAGTTGCTACAAATGTAGGAACATTCTGTACTTTTAGCTTCTTTACAGATTCCTCAAAAAGCGTATCAGATGGGCATGTTCCAGCAGCAAAGTTGCTTCTTGACTGACTAATAGATACAGCCTTGATGTTAAATCGTGATGCATTATTAGATACCCAGTCAATAGCACGTGCGATTGATCCACCATCATTACGAATCATTGAAAATGTATCGTATACCTTTTCATCAGAAATTCTGATAAAGACAATCTTTACATTTGGATTTGCTTGGACTGCAACCTGTGCCATACTAAATCCGTGAAGAGCACCCTTAATCTTCCAGTTATTAATTCTTGCAGATCCTGGACCCTCATCATACCCAGCTTTATTGTTGCATGTATTATTGTATGTAAAACATACTTCATGGATTACATTTGTCATTCTTGATGAGTCAATTGCTGTGTCAATGATAGCCAAGACCTTTTGATCTTCTGCATGTGCTGGCTGAATTGCCATAAATGACATTACTACTGATACTAGAACTACGATTACTTTCTTCATTTTATTACCCCTTGTTTTTGTTGTTATGATTCTTTTATTTTAAATACTACTTGGCATGGATCTCCACCATCTGACCACTCTTGCATTTCTTCTTCTGTCATGTATGGATCTCCATCATGAGTATTGCAGAAAGGCTCTGTAATCCAGCCTCTATCAATACCGTTATTTAACCAAATCTCAAACTCTTTGTAGTCTGAGTCATTGTTTTGCATTTGATTTAATACTTCTTCAAACTCTTCTTCCATATATTAAGTATACCCTTAAAGGCTAACGATGTCAACTGGTCCCATGCATGATGGGCTAAATTTAATTGCAGCAGATACTGCAGACATCACTCTATTTCTTGCATTTTTTTGTTTATCTGTTGCATAGAGAACTCCATAAGCATACTCAGCTCCAGATCCCATAGCTAAATATGGAAGGGTATACTTAGATAAAGACATATCGGCAGAACTATGTTCATAAATTTCACCACGCACACACACTATTAAACCAAGATCACCATCTTTAGATGTATCAACCCAGAACTCATTATAGAATTCACGAAGCTCTTTGATAAATCTAGTTTGCATAAACTTATCAGTATCTTTAATGTTTGGAGGTGTTGGTTTAAAGTTGTAACGGATTCTTTCTCCATCCATTGCACCTGCATATCCAATAAGGTATGGACCTATCTTCCAAACCTTTGGTGCATCAAGTGCTAGAATTGTTCCATCATCTGAAGCACCACGATCTCCAGCCATGTAGATTTTATCTTCATGTTTTACCACTGCAATACAAGTCATGCCCCAACCCCTTTAGATGTGTATATTAAAGTATACCATCTGCCCTAGATGGTGTCAAGAATTGATTATTTATTCAATAAAATCATCAAGATCATCAAGTTCATCTACTGCTTGTGTTGCAGTAGGCTTAGATGTCTGAATAGACTGTTGCTCATATGGCTGAGAAGTTTGTGTAACTTCTGAGCTTCCACCATTTTTACCAATCAAAATACCAGCCAGTGTACCTGTGATAAATGTTGCCACAGATGACAAGACATTAAAGAACATCTTATCATTTTCTGACTGCTCACCTATTGGCTGTGTTACAAAAACAAGGGCATAAAGAATACCCATTGTTGTAAACAATAAAATTGTTCCTAGTGTCATTCCAAGGAAAAACTTTAGTCTTGCATCTAATTCATCTGATGAATATCTTTTTCTACTCATTTACTCCACCCTCCGCAGGATCAAAACCAAGTATATCTTTTGTACATAATCCATCTGCTAAGCAGACTGGAACAGTGCACTCTTTATTATACCAGTTCTCTGGGTCATGGCACTCATAACGGTATCTGTTTTCTAGCATACCGCAAGAAGTCAAAGAGACAGATAGTATTAATACAGATATGGTGGATAATATTTTTCTCATATTTAGTATTATACTACTCTTCTTTATTTCTAGCAGGACTAGTTAATATCCATAGTGCTGTGGTTGCTATAATTCCATAGCCAACTATTGTTTTTGCACTACCATCTAAAACCACCCAAGCAATAAACATTCCAAGAAGAGTCCATGCCTGATCTATTAGGTCTTTGATTATATTTTTTAGTATTCTTACCATTTTCTTCCTCCTCTTGAACCTGGTGAATTAGCACCTGAAGCACCACCTCCACCAGAACTTCCTCCACCTGTGCTTCCACCTGCAGCTCCGCCTGTGGCTACGGCTGCTGCATTAATTGCTGCTCCTGCTGCTACTACTGTTGCTATAACCATGTCTGTTGCTTCTTCTCTTTCGCCTTCAGTCATGTCTGCACCTATGCTTCCAAAGGCTGCTAGCGCTGCTCCTGGATCACTGAATACTGCTTCAAGTAGCGCACCTGGATCTTGTACAAGTTCAACATTTGCTGCTAATTCTGCTGTAATTACAAGAGCATTTCCATTTTTATCTGCTCTAACTTCAATTGGTGTAGATGGTGGAAGGTCTGCATAAGAGACTCCAGATGCTTGTACTTGTTCTGCTGAAATTGACTCTCCTGGTTTTAAATTTTCTACCAATGCTGTTACAACTGCTGCAACTTCTTCTTTAGATAACTCTATTCCTTTTTTAGCATCTTCTGCAATCTTTGCTAATCTTTCTTCTTCAGCCTTTTTAGCATCTGCTTCTGCCTTTAATCTATCTGATTCTGCTTTAGCCTTTGCTTCCTCTGCTGCTTTTTCTTCCGCTAATCTTTTGGCTTCTTCTTCAGCCTTAATCTTTGCATCTAACTCAGCCTTTGCTTTCGCTTCTTTTTCTGCTTTGGCTTTTGCCTCTGCTTCTAATCTATCAGACTCAGCCTTTTCTTCTTCCGCCTTGGCTTTGGCTGCTGCTTCTTCTGCAGCAATTCTTTCTTGTTCTGCTTTCTTTGCAGCCTCTTCTGCTGCTATACGATCTGCTTCAGCCTTTGCTACTGCCTCCGCAGCCGCTTTTGCTTCTTCTTCTGCTTTAATTCTTGCTTCTTCTGCTGCCTTCGCCTCTGCCTCTGCCTTTGCTCGTGCTGCTTCTGCTGCAATTCTAGACTGCTCTGCTTCATATGCTTGTTGTGCAGCAACCCTTGCTGCTTCTGCTGCTAGTGCTGCTTGCCTAGCAATTTCTGCTTGTCTTGCTTCCTCAGCAATTCTTGCTCGCTCTGCCTCTTCAGCAGCGAGTGTTGATACAACAATATTTTGTGCTGCTGCAACATTATTGTTCATTACTTCTACTGCAACCTGAACTGCAACAACAGCATTTGTTAGGTTTTCCTGAGCACTTGTTAGGTTTGACTGAGCAGTTGTTAGGTTTTCTTGTGAGGTTTCTAAATCGCTATTAAGTATCTCTAGAGTTTCTTCTGCAACCTCAAGATTTGTTTGTGCTGCTTGAAGTGTTTGAATTTGTTCTTGTGATGCACTAGATGTGCTAAATTCAGATCCTGGAATTAATTCCCAGCCATTGCCTGTATTTTTATATAAAGAAACACCTGCACCGCCACCATTTTCATAAAACCACAATATAAAGTCTTTCCCTGTTCCTGCTGTAGTTTGAACACCTACAACAGATCCTCCGCCACCTTTGTCGTACCAGTCATTAATCACAAGTTGATTATCTAAGTATAGTTGAACTCCATCATCGGCTGGAGCATGAAGATATGTTGTACCTGTATGGGTTGGTGTCCAAATCCCTTCCCACTTAACCTGAAAGTCTTCAGGGTACGTATTTGCTGGGCCTGATCCGCCCCATTGCTCATTAATTCCATTTGTATCAGTAGTCGTAGAAACTACCTGACCTGCACCCAATGGTGGTGCATTGTTGTATCCAATATTTTGGTAAACTGTTGTAGTTAATCCAGGGCTTGTGTTTTCATTTACTACTGCTGTAGCAGATTCAACTACCTGAGTTTTATCTTCAACAACTGCTATCTGTGCCTCTACTGCTATCTCTGCAATCTCAACATCTTCTTCAGCCTCTTCAACTAAAACGGTAGCAGAATCAACTTGTGCAATAGCCACAGTAGCACTATCTACTACTGTCTGAGCCTGGGTAATAAAGTTCTGAGCCTGTGTGATGGTGGCTGTAATAGTCTCTGTAGGGCTTGTAATGGCTGTTGCTTGGGTTTGTATGACTGCCGTGACAGTTTCGGCCTGAGTAATTACAGCAGTTGCTGACTCAATAATGGCTGTTGCGCTTTCAATTGTTACTGTTGCAGACTCTGTTAACTGTATTGTCCCAGTAGAAGTTGCTGTTGCTGTATCTACCTGTACAGTTAAAACCTCATCTGCATGTGCAGGTTCTCCAGATGCAAAGAATAGCCAAAGCAATACAAAAAATCCCACCAAACAACTTTTTAGTAGGAAGTTTCTGATAGAGGGCCATCCTTTCAAAGATGTTTAATAGCCTTATTATACCATTTTATGCAACAAAAAAGGGAGCCAGTTGCCTGACTCCCCTAATTGTTTTGCTTATTAAGCCTTTACCTTCTTAGCAATCTTTGCAACTACTGCTGCAAGTGACTTGATCTGAGCCTGTAGGCCTGCGATCAACTTGGTTACAGACTCTGAAAGAGCTGCAACTGCATCAGATGCTTCCTGAGCTGCTGTTGTAGCAGCATCTGCTGCCTCAGCTGCAGCAAGAGCTGCATCTGTTGCTGCATTTGCTGCATCTGTTGCCTCGTTAGCTGCATCTGTTGCTGCTTTCTGTGCAGAATCTTCAACAAGTGCCTCTGCAGAAACTACAACCTGACCTGCTACTGGAAGAGATGATCCACCAGTTGCTGTGATCTTGACTGTATTTTGTACAAGTGGCATAAAGACCTTATATGTCTTAACGGTTGCTGTGTCTGTTGTTACAGAAGTCGCTGTTAATACATCAGATGCTGATCCAAATGCATAGTTAGAAACAATTCCACCTGTAGCAAATAGATTAGCGTGTGTCTTACCAGATACTGGAAGACCTGCTGCATCTAGAACCTGAACTGTAATAGTTGCTGCTTCTCCTGGAAGGTACTGAGCCTTATCAAAAGACAACTTAACTGTTGCTGCTGCACCTTCTACACGAGTAGCAACTGGAGCAGATGATACTGTACCTGACTTAACAGTTACAGCGACTCCGCCTGTCTTAACTCCTGTAAGAGTAAACACTGCTTCACCGTTTACGATTGTTGCTGCAGTTCCTGAATCGGATACCACTGAAACATCGCTTGAGAAAGCGTTAATTGTTCCTGCTCCAACTGTTACTCCAGCAGCATCGTAGGCCACTGCCTTAATTGTTGAAACATTTGATCCTACTGGGATAACAGGCTTAACTGTTGTTGCTACGATAGATGCGATATCTCCGTAGAATGTTACCTTCTCAGTTGCAAGAACTACACCTGTAAGTGTTGTAAGAGTAATTGTTGATACTCCTGCTGTACCGTCAGCAAATACACCAATGTGGTTTCCTGAAGGAATTACCAATGAGCGACCCTGTGCTGAAATTGATGTAGCGTTTGATCCACTACCAATCATTCCTGAACCTGAAACTGTTGCAAGGATTGACTCAGTTGCTGATCCACCTGCTGCATTCTTAGGTGTAACAACAATTACTGCTGCTGCATCTGTTGAAGTAGCCTTTGGAGCATAAACTGTAGCATCTGCTGTTGCAGTTGTTACTTCACCAGCATTGAGGATAGATGTAGTAGTTGAAGCAGATGGAGTTAGATCCGCTGCCTTAACTGTTACTGTCCATGAAACTGATGGGCCATTGATTGGGCTTGTTGTTAGAATCTTTGCATCATATGTACCTGCAACTGTTGGTGCATTCAAAGTTACCAAGAACTTTGCCGTTACATATGTTGGTGTGTTAACTGTTGAGTTAATGTTTGCTGAAACATTATTTCCTGCAATAACTACTGAGGATGTTGATGTTTCTAGAAGTGATAGGGTTGCAGATTTTGCTGCCCCTGCTGGCTGAGAAAACATAGCAGAAATAATTGTTGCTGTATCTGCTGATGTTTCTGAAATAAATGACAATGTTACGACTGCTGTAGCAGACTCTCCAGATGTCACAGCGTCTGTTGCTGAGTCAATGGCTAGAGTTGGTGCGTTTACAGCAGCACTTGTCGGAAGTGCTGATAGTACGCCAAAAGACATTGCTGCAGCTAGTCCCAAAGCGATTTTCTTAAATGAATTCACTTACTTCTCCTTATTATATTAGTTTTAAATTATCAAGAAAACTCTTGACATCTTCAGGCATTTGCCTGTCTTCCAATTCTACCATAGCTCTCTGCTGTCTTGCAAGTTTATCACTTGTTCCCCATGTATGAATCTCTATTTCAATATTCATTTCTTTTGGAGTATGAGAAATAGCACCAAAAACGGCACCACAAACAGCATCTGCTAAGTCTTTAGACTTCTTTCTAGGGTGATCAACACGATTACCCTTCATGATCTTCAACTCAGACATTTCTTCAAGAAGCAATGGAATCATTGGCATAGCAATGCGCTCTTCGTAGACCATCATTGCTAAATCTTCGTAGTGTTTTTTGGCAACAGAAACAGTATCAGTTCTTATTCCAACAGCCTTAAGCTCTTGCTGAATATCAAATGACTGCCAACGGTCAAAAGATACTAATCCTATATTAAAACCTTGTCTTCTTAGGTTTTGAATCCACTGTTTTACCTCAGATAGATTAACTGGCCCCTCTGCTTTTGGTTCCCACCATGCTACTGCATCTACTATAACGATAGGTGCTACCTGTTCATAATCTTTAATTACCTGGATATTTACCCACTTGTCTACATGTGCAATTGCAACAGCACACTTATCATGCTTTTGTGCAAGGTCAGCATGTACATAATAAATCTTGTCTGGGTCTGGCTTAAAATTTTCTGCAAACCTTCTAAAGCTATCCACAGGATTACTTAGTGTCATGCAGCTAATAAGTTTATCTTTTTGCTTGAAGAAAGCATCTGATGAGTATGTTGGTGTACATAGGAAACGCATCATCGCATCTCCTAGATCTGTTAAGAATGCAATCTTAAAATCATCAATATTGCGAGTAGGGTTTACTTCCCAAGTTGGTCGCTTAAGTGCAAATATTCTAGGTATCTTGTATGAAAGTATATGATCTTCATCCCATGAGATATCAAAAGTATTGTCTGGATTGTCATGAGGAAGGTCTTCATTAATAATAAACTTGTGTGTTCTTTCTACTACTTCTTTATCAGCTATTACTGAATCATACCGTTGAGAAATAAAGTCACCTTGATAACGAGGGAATGAAAGAAGAACAACTTTTCCAAGGTCAGGGAAGCGAGAATCTACAGTACCACGGAAAGCTTTATAAATATTATCAGCGGTCTTTCCTTGTTCGTTTCCTGTTGCTACCTCTGATGCAAAACCAGAAATTTCATCAAGTACTGCCATAAATAAGTTCAAGCCTTCATGTGACTCACGCTCAGAGTGACCAGAGTAAACAGTAATTGATTTATCAAATTCAATTGAGTCTGCCTTTGGATTATACTTTCCTGCAAACCATGGTGATCTTTCAATCTTTGACTTAAACCCTTTAAAGAAAACATTCTTTGCCTGTTGAGCATTTACAGCTACGTTAATAATATCAATAGCATCTCCTGCTGGTTTTCCATAATATATTGCTGGGTCTTTAAGGCATAGCATCTTATATACTACATATGCACATGATACTGTTGATACAAAGTCTTTTCCAGATCCCTTGCCAAGTTGCAGGATAAGCTCATTCTTTGTATATTTTTTATAATATTCTTCACCTGCATCTCCCATGATATCAACAACATCTTCTTTGCGATAAATCTGGCTCATTGCTTCTACAATTGTATATTGAATATCAGATAATGGTGGTTGTCCAAGATAGTCTGGGGACTCAACAAATGTCTTTGCGTCAACAGGCTTTTCAACAAAATGATTTTCTTTTAGAACTTCTAAGAAATCATTAAACGTCGTGGACAACTGTAATCACTTCTCCTTCTTTAGCAATAGACGATAGTCTTTGCATAATAAGATCTCTAATATCTGGATGCTCTGATGCAATATCTCTAAGAATTCCTACAAGTACTTCTTGTCTACGCTCAATCTCAACCATTTCTTCTGCAAGTTCTTTATTCTCAAGAAGGCCAGCCTTTTGTAGCATGTCAATACGCTTAGACTCAATGTCCATTACAAGCTTAATGGCAGCAGTTTTTGCACTAAGGTTATTAGTTAGTGAGGCTTCATCAATAACTTCATAAGATTTAGAAATCAGCTTGCTGTAGTGTGTGTCAGCACCAACCAATGCCTCTTTTGCACGGGCACGAATTGCAGCATTGTCGGAAGCCATTGTCTTCCACTCATTAATAAGAGAGACAACACGTGTACGTGGGATATCTAACTCTTTTGAGATGACTGTAGGATCATTGCCTTTTAAGTATTCACTGACAACATTATTTACTTGGTCAAGATGCTTAACTAAATCTTCTTCAGTTGACATACTTTCCTTCTAGTCTATTAATTTCATCCTTGATATAAAAAATTGCTTTTTTTAAATCTTGAATTGTTTTTGACTCATCTTTAAGTCCTGCTCTCCAAAGATACTTAAATGCATTACCAATATTAAAGTTACGATGACGAGTAATTTCTATACACTCAACGCCAGAAGGGTCTGTTGTATAATGTTTGGGATGGTTAACTTGATCAACCGTGATATTTAGGTTTTCACTCATATTCATCTTCTTCCCACTCAAAAGCTTCTGGCAATCCCTTTAGTGCTGTTATTACATAGGTTAATCCTACTGCACCAGCAACCCCTAAACCAATAAGAACTTTTTGTGTTTTATTCATCTTTTACTCTTTCTCAAATTAAATTTAGCTAAGTAAACATAGATAGTCTCTACGCTTGCCCCACACTCTTTTGCAATTTCTTCTGGAGACTTCCTATCAATAAGAAATCTCTTTTTTAGCCATACCTCTGAAGTATATAGTTTAGCAGACATCATACCTCTTTGTCAACCTTTATAATAGGATCAAGTCTATCCCAGTATCCTTTTGGGCTACCCTGATACATTTGACCAGTTTCACGGTCCATCAATAGCCATTTTGTTGGAGCAAGAGTTCTTACAGTTAGTGTAACATCAGACTCTTCTTCTTTAAATAAAAAAATATCTCTATCGCTCATAATTCACCATTAGATTCCAACACATCATAATTATAGGCATCTGAGTCCTCAAGAATCCACTTGTCATAGCTTTCAACATCCCATTTATTTGTATTAATAAGTCTTTGTATTAGTAGATCTTTCTTTGTTACAAAGGATGGTTCTTTTATTCTTACCCTGTTATTTGGCTGTACCGCAAAATTTCCATCATCTCTTTGAATTACATGACCGCACTTATGCTGACCTGGATTTTCAGAGTATCCATCATCTAAAATATTGGTTTCTGGACTATGCCAATCAAGTGTAAACAAGTATGTACCTGGCACCGTTGTATGAGTTCTATCCATGTATGACATTCTCATATTGCTTAATGCTTGAAACTTTGTAACAGAAACATGAGAGCTAAAAGAGTTCCACAAGACAAGGTTGTGAATTGGCTCTTCTGGAACTCCTGGCTTAGTACAAAATGCATTAATTGGCATTCTCCACCAAATCCCACCATCCTCCATCATAAAGTGAAACAATGGGCTTCTTGCTTTAATACTTGAAACACCAAATATTACACATGGAAAATACTGATCATGACTATCTAGTTGATCTCTTAAAAAATTTCCACGCACATAGCATTCTATTGGTGGAATATTTGCATTTAACTCAGGCATTATTTATCAACTCCTATCGCCTTTCCCCAATTTTTTATAGCCCAATGACCAATACCGCAGGCATCAGCTACATCATTATCATCTATTTTTCTATTGTACTGAAACTCAATAAAATCAATTGTTCTTTGCTTTCTTAGATTACGCTCATAAGTTTTATACCATGACTCAGATTTGCCAGGATTTCTTGCAACAATGATTGCCTTTTCTTCTTTAGATATCTTTTTATTGCCTATATAGTTTTGCCAAGTAATTGGAGATACCTTGCCAATAACCTTTGTTCCAGTCTGACCTGCAGAACCAAGAATTGCTCCTTGCACAAGAGCAAGATCTGCAGCGGTCTTTGGGCTATTCATAAATACTGTATGCTCAATTACTATTACTTCAAATCCATCGTAAATATCTAGGAAAGCCTTTACTTTTTTACCAGCATCCATAACTTTTTCATAAGTATCTTTGCCTTCAAAATTAATTTTACCTACACTAACAATGTCTTTTGTAAAGGTATCAAAAATAGCAAAGGCAAGACTATTAGTGCTGGCATCAATAGCACATATTCTTTTTGGAATAAGTTCCAATCCCCATTTATTCTTGCTCATACTCAATAAATCCTTTTAACTCTTTTAACATTTTATTAACTGCTTTTTCACTTACATTACAATTTGCACAAAAACCAGAATCATTATAGATAGAAAGAGAAGTTCCGCATCCACCTAAGCATCTACGGTCCTTCCCCTTTCTTTTTTGTCTACGATTTATCTGATATCTTTCCTGAATTTTATCTTTTGTAGCAAGGTCTCTGCACTCAAGGCTACAGTAAATTTGATAACTGACCTTTGGGCTAAACCTGATATCACATCTGCTACAAAGCTTCACTCAGTTCCTCCAGCGATGCTATCTTAACAACGCCTGTTCCTGCCTCATCACATGCTTTTCTGATTGGACAGTTTTTACAAACCTTAGAGTTTGATCTGTAGTTCTTGGTTGGAAGCTCTTTAACTTCCCAAGACTTACGAACAACCCTCATCCACTCAAAAGCTTCATCAATCCATTTACGATAATGATCATTTACCTCTACTGGAATAACAAGAAGTTCGTGGTTATTCTTATTCTCATAAATAAGAACACCCTTAGCTTTCTTAAGAATCTTCATGTAGATAAGTATCTGCACAACGTGACCCATCTTAGGCTTGCCTGTGCGCTTACGATACTCAAACACTTCGTTATTGGTTGTCTTTACTTCAACAACTACTTCTTCACCATTCCAATTAATAAAGTTATCTACATAACCAAAAATTGGAGGATCATCATTGAAAATCTTAAACTCTGAATCAATTGAAATTCCAGAGTTCTTAAACGCTGTCTCAATTCTTCCATGAGCAAGTGTTCCATTAGTCATATTTGCTACTGCGTATGGGTCAGAGTTATCTTCAAACACTGCTCCTTCAAATGCAAGGTACCAGTATCTTGGGCATTCTCCATGTCCATAGGCAATAGTAGAAGGTCCAAACGTCTTCTTCTGTGTATGCTTAGGCTCACGCCCAACAAGATATCCAGCCTCAATAGCCTTTACAAGTTCTTTAGCATCAATCTGTGCGCTGGTCTCAACATCTTTTATCATAATCTGCTTTAGTAAATTTTTTGTCATGTTATCTCTTTTCTTTATATAAGTATAGCATGTTAGCGCATGATATATTTGAGTGCTGACACTAAATTGTTGATTGATTCTGCTGCTGTGTAGTATATGTTCTTCTTTGCCCTGTCATTTTTGTCAACATTGGCCATCCATGTTGCCTTGAAAGCCATCTTTGCAGCAATAGCCTGCAGCCTTACAATCTCAATACTGGCTACTTGTGCTGGAATATCTGGCTTAATAATTACCTTGGCTATGAATGTTAAAGCTTGTGTTAGCTCTTCATCTTGCATATAGTCTGCTATTTCAGACAGACCGTTTACCATATCTAGCGTTGTTTGTTCACTCATCATCTTCTCCTATTATCTGTTCCATTATTTCAAATTCAGTTATCATTAGCCGTACCTTTGAATTGCCGTCACCAAGGACTACTAGGATTGCTGGATCATTGCCATTTCTGATTGCATCTGTTACTGCTTTAGCCCAAACATCTTTATTTAAGGTAAAAGATTTTGAGCATTCTTTAAAATCTACAGTAAAATTTTTCCAAGTAGCATCACCTTTATGAGTGTTACGTCCAGAATTTTTATGCTGCTTAGCACCTATTCTTTTGCTCTCAGCTCTTTCGCTCATAATCTTTCCTTGTAAGTATTAGTGGGACCCTTGATATGTGTTTTTGACTACACATCCATGTTACGTCTGCAGTCTCAAGCCATAGTCTTAAAGCATTAACTTCTTCATTGCATTTTTTGCATGCAAACTTTCCTGGAAAAATCTTAAACTTTTCAGACATTTAGTATTTTATTCTTAATAGAGTCTTGTAGATCTAAATCTTCTCTAACCCTATTAACAAACCCTTCTCTTCCTTGTACCTTAGTACCGTCAGGTAATACATACCATGCTCCTGTGCGCTCAACAATACCCATCATTTCAGCCGTATCAACAAGATCACCAATGCTATCAATACCAACATTATCTCCCCTGAAATAAAAGTCATACTCGCCAGACTGAAAGCCAGGAGAAGTCTTAGAGAACTGTAGTTCCCAACGAATTTTGCGACCAATCTTTTCTTCAATAAGTTTATCTCCAACATGAATCTTGCCCTTAATCGCTTGATTGTCTGACTCTGACGAAAATAACTTAATAACTGTTGAGGAATAAAACTTAGTAGCTTGACCACCAGTAGGCTGCTGACTAGTATACATAGCACTAATATTATTGCGAGACTGGCTAATAAGCACAAGCATAGTAGGCTTAACTTTATTATTAGCGTAATTAAGCATCTTCCATGCATTGCTAAAGTCTCTAGACTCTGCACCAATTTGCTTGGTATTTTCAAGTTGCTTAAGTTCATCAGAATCCTTTTCAAAGTATATTGCTGGCAGCAATGACGTAATAGAGTCAATAACTATTATATCAACTCCAGCCTGCATTAGGTTTGTGCCAACGTCAACCATCTCATTAATTGTACGACACTGAGAAACAATAAGCTTTGATGAGTCAACCCCAAGACTTTCGGCCCACTTCTTATCGTATGACATTTCAGCATCAATCCATGCACAAACCTTGCCTTCCTTCTGTGCTAGACCTATCATCTGAAGGCATAGAGAGGACTTTGCAGAGGACTTTGAGCCCCAAACTAGTACTTGTCTTCCATATGGCAAGCCACCATTCAGAGCACGGTTTAAACCGAAGCTAGGTGTTGCTGCATATTCTGTTGCTGGAATAGTGTCTCCAGCCATTACAGTCTTTCTTAGCTTTGGGCTAAGCTGAGCCAATACTTCTTCTACCGTTATCATTAAAATCGTACCCCGTGTTTTTCTGGTCTAGTTTTATTAAAGTTAGTTTTTTCTTCCATTGCATAATCTAGTGACATCTTAGTATACCCTGCTTCAACCATTCCTGCATAGAGATCTAGTGTACGAATCAAAATGTCTGCAACTTCCTTAGCAATTTCTTCTTCGCCTTTATCTTTGCGTACTGCTTCCATAACCTCAGTTACTTCAGATACGATCATCATACATTGCTTAGCAATAAAAATGTCATCAACATCTTCAGGCCAAAAACCTTTTTCTACTGCTACTTCATGTAATGCAATTGCTAAATCATCAAACACTTTCCACCTCATTCATAGTCACGGTACCATCTTTTGTTTTTCCAAAATCAAACTTATAAACATTTCCTTCTTCAATCTTCATATAAGCTTTTGCAAATTGCATTGGAAATACAACAACTGAATGCATTTCTCTGCCAGCATCTGCCAATACTAATGACGCCATCTTTTTCCCAGCCTTCGTTACTCTAGGTTTAAAAGAAACAACAAAGTGTTCACCCTCTTTATATGGAAGCATCTTATAGTTTAAAAACTTTACTAAAGAGCTTTTAGACCCTTTTATCTCATCAGCAGGTACTGCAGAAACAATCCTATTGTCACTTGCAAGAATGAGATAAGTACGACCACTCTCAATAGACGGAGACTCCTCATCAAATATACCAACACTGCCAGTCTTGTCCAAAACTTCAACTCTTGACCATCCTGTTCCTCTTTTAATTGATTTTACCATGCCAAGCAATACAAATGATCCAGTCTCTTCATATTCCTCAATATCATTTATGTATGCATAGTAATGTTGTGGAATAGAAGTATTAAACTCAGGAAGGTTTAGATACTCATACAGATTTTCTTTAACTTCCTGCGGATTTGCTGGATTATCTGGAAATGTAAGTGCTCCTACGCATCTCATTGCCTGTAGTGCACGACTATTAACTCCATTACCCTTGGTAAAAGTAAACTCTTCTACTTGCTTATATGATGTGAACGGACGGCCTGCGATATATTTTTCTGCAATTTTGTCAGAGATATATTTAATACCCGTAAGCCCAAATCTAATTCCCTTACCTTCAATCTTAAAATCAATTTCCGAATCATTAAGATGCGGAAGTTTAACAGGGATACCCATACGTTTTGCTTCAATCAAATACTCCGTTCTTCCATCTTTGTCTTTTTCATTCTTCAATAGTGCAAACATAAATTCTAGTGGATAGTGGTACTTTAACCATGCTGTCCAGTAGGATAGTGTTGAGTATGCTACTGCGTGAGACTTATTAAATGAGTACCCTGCGTGAGCCTCAAAGTCATGCCATAGGTCTAGCGCATCATTCGGCGAAAGGTATTGAGAAGCACCCTTAACAAATTGATCCTTGAAGACATCAAACTCTTTAGCATCCTTTTTCTTTCCAATGATCTTTCTAACTTTATCCGCTTCCGACATGGACATACCGCCAAGCTGTACGCATGCTTGCATAACTTGTTCTTGGTAAAGAATACAACCATATGTTTCCTCCGTAAATGATTTCATAACCTGATGTTTATAATCAATATTTTCACGACCATGCTTACGAGCAATATAAGATTTACCAATTGTATTCATGGCACCTGGACGAACCAGAGCATTTGAAGCTGCAAGTTCTGCAAGGTTTTTTACACGCATCTTAACTAGAAGGTTCGTGTATGGTGCTGCTTCACACTGAAAGACACCTTTAGTATAACCATCAGACAACATAGTGTAAACATTTGCATCATCCATATCAATTTTGAGAAGGTCAATCTTTGTTCCTTCACGCTCTTTAATTATATCAATGCAGTCTTTAAGAACACTAAGTGTCTTTAGACCAAGAGCATCAATCTTAATCAAACCAATGTTTTCTGCCTCACCCATATCTACTGCTACCACAGGAATGCGTTCATCTTGTCCAGTTACTGAACGTGTTTCTAATGGAGCATATCTAAAGATTGGGTCCTTGCTTGTTACAACTCCTGCTGCGTGGATTCCAGTACCACGAATTCTTCCACGAAGCTGATCTCCATAGCGCTCTACTTCTGGGTACTTCTCTCTAAACCAATAAGTATTCTTTGAATTACAGAAGTCATCCCATGTATCAACAACCTTTAGTACCTTGTTTACATCAGGCAAAGGAATATTTAGGCATCTTGCAACATCTCGCACCACACCCTTATCTTTAAACTGTAAGAATGTAGCAATAGAAGCAACATGGCGATACTGACGAACTAGATAATCTTTGACTTCATCACGACGAGTATCCTGAATATCTGAGTCAATATCAGGGAAGTCATTACGATCTGGATTAATAAAACGGAAAAACAGAAGACCATGCTTGATTGGATCAATGTCAGTAATTCCAAGTGCGTAACAAAGCAAAGAGCCTGCAGCAGATCCACGACCTGGACCTACCATAATGCCTTCACTCTTTGCCCAGTTAAGCATGTTACGAACTACTAGAAAGTATGGTCCAAAGTTTTTCTGACCAATAATCTCTAACTCTTCATCAAGTCGTGATAAATACTCTTCATTCTTTTCTAGATTTCTTTCTTTTAATCCTTCAATTGCAAGATTCTTAAGTTCATCCATTGGCTTTTTGTATTGAACTGGAAGCAAGTCTAGGTGTTCTTTAATGTCATAGTCTTCTACCTTATTAGCAATCTCTATAGTTGACGTAAACATATCTTCACGATCAATGCCCTGCTTGAGCATTGCGTCTTTCATTTCTTCATATGAAAGCAAGTGTATATCAAACTTATTAAAACTCATCATACGGTCTGCACCGTATAGATAGTCAAGACGATCCATAAATGATTCGTGCTTCTTAGACTTATCATAGGTTACATCTTTCTGCAACTTAGCATGTGTGTTCAGAAGAAGCATTAGTTCTTGAACTTCTTTTTGACTTGTGTCTGAGTGATGGCAGTCTGGAGTTACAACAATCTTAACCTTAGCTGCATCAGCCAGATCAATAATTCCCTTGTTAACTTCAGGTGGGTTGTGTGGCATTACTTCAATGTAGTAATCATCACCAAATTCTTTTTTAAACCACTGAATGTGCTTCTTTGCTGTTGCTAGTTCTCCTAGTTCAACAGCTTTTGCTATCCATCCACTTAAACATGCAGATGTAACAATAATTCCTTCTTTATACTTAGCAAGTGTTTCAAAATCAAATCTTGGCTTGCTAAAGAATCCTTCTGTCCATGCAATCTCATTGATCTTGTTTAAGTTTTCAAGACCAATTTGGTTCTTAGCGAGAAGGACTATATGATGATAGTTTTGGTCAAGAGGGTCTGTGCGATCTGCCTTCGCCCTCTTGTCTTCCATACTTGTCGTCATATAGCCTTCTACACCAAGTATTGGCTTAATTCCATTTGCTTTTGCAATACGGTGCAGTTCCCTATGCCCAGATAAAGTACCGTGGTCAGTAATTGCCAATGCTGGCATCCCCAACTCAACTGCACGGTTCACGTATTCTTCTGGAGTAGCAACACCATCCATTAAGGAGTAGTGAGTATGGACATGTAAGCCAACGTAATTCATCTAATTACCAGTCAATATTTGATGATGAAGAAGATGAAGGAGTATCAAAGCCTAGATAAAAGGCTTCTTGTTCCGCATATGGAACCTTGTTTAGAGCCTTCTCCAATGGATAAGGTTCAATTCCTGACCAATCAAATGGTGCAGAATCTGGGGTACTTGGAATAAGTGTATAGCTTGTCTCAGTTCCCTGGCCATTACGCTTTACCTTCCAAGTAAGATTTGAAATGCTACCTGTCTCAAGTGCATATTCACGGATAGTATTAAATGCTGACTGCTTGCTAACACCCATGTTCCAAATTGCAACATATGGTGCTTCAATTCCATCGTCAACAAGAACGTTGCAGTAGAAGCGAAGACGAGCTCTCCAGCCAGCCTTTGGGTCCTTACGATGCATCTCTTCTGCCCAGTCACGTCCTTCTGATTCCATTGTATCTACAGCCTTGCGCTTATAGTCCTTTGGATTTGTGTGTTCTGATACTACTAGAGCCAGTCCACGATCTACATTGTAGTTGGCTGAGTCTTCATCAAGTTCCTCAATAAAGCGGATCTTAACTGCTTGTCCGTCAGCGATCTTAAACCAACGAACCTTAGTTCCAGTTCCTTCAAACTTTGGCTTATCTACTAGTGCGTTAATGTTTTTTAGTCCTTTTACAATTGCCATTTTTTATTTCTCCTTGTTTATTGTTTTTATTTTAGCATAGAAATGATTGAATTATCAAACTGGAACTCCAGCTTTTTAATGTCATCATCTTCCATGTCTCCTATGTCTTTATATTTTTTGTCTAGGCTAATAACAGTTACAAGATGACCTAGTTTTTCAACTAACTTATCTTTCATAATGCTACCAGCTTCATCGTTATCTGCAATTAGTACAACATTATTGAAGTACTTTTCTAATAGTCTGATCTGAGATACAGACACATTAGCACCCAGCGTTGCAACTGCTGGAAAACCTACTTGATCTAAGCGGATTGCATCAAATGATGATTCCACTACATATACTATACTAGAACTCTTGACTCTATGTAAGTTAAATAGCACCTTACTTTTTGGAAGCCCTGGAGTATTTTTAAAATCTTTACCTTCAATAGTTCTTGCAACAAACCCTATGCACATTCCGTCAGGAGAATGAACTGGTATAGTTACAGACCCCTGCTTTTCAGAATATCCTAGATCAAACTTAATAACAGAATCCTTGTTGATTCTACGACCATTGAAGTAGTTCATTGCTTTTGGCGCATCAAGTGCTTGCTTATTTAATCTTTTAATAAGAAGCTCATCATATTGAACAAAATCAGGTGGTGCGTACAATGCTTTTCCAACTATCTCTTGAATATCTGATTGCTGCTCTTTACTTTTAATATAGCGAACAGTTTCAAAATATGATCTGCTAGAAGTAAACATAATTAGCTCAACAATATTTTTTGTTGTTTGGCATCCAAAGCAAAAGAACAAGCCACTATCTTTAGCTACTTCTCCAGCTGGTGTTCTAGTGTTATTGTGATAAGGACAGTATATAATAAAGTCATTTCCAAACTCAGCCTCAATGTCTAAGCCTGCACCATTAAGAACACGACGTATCTGCTCTTCTGTATAAATCTCTTTACTTGCCATCTTCAAAATCCTTATAACGATAATACCCCTTGTCAAAGTCACATTGAACTAGGAAGTCTCCCATAAAACCATTACGGTTTTTTCTGAATGCACACTCAATAATGTCACTATTGCTAGAACGACCAAGTGCCATAACCCAGTCAGCATCGTAGGCAATCTGTCTTGACCATGCTGTCTGTGCAAGGGTAGGTACAGTGGACATATCCTTGACATCATCAGGTGTAGCAGATGAGATAGCAATAATAGGAACTTCTTCACTAATAGCCATTAGCTTAAGCTCTCTTGATAGATTTTTCATCTTTACCGTTTCATTATCAGCCTTCTGGTTTGGACTCATAAGTTGAAGATAATCAACCACAACAAAGTCTGGTTTATACTGATCTAGCTTTCCACGAATAACAGATGGTGTAACCTCTCCACCAGAGTCGTTAGATATAATATGGAATGGTGGACGACCTTCAATCTTACTGGTGTGCCACTTCTTCATCATATCAATTTCTACTTCACCATTTGATAGTTTTCTATGTGACCAAAGACCTTCGCCCATAATTGTAAATACACGGTTACGAACTTCTGTCTCACTCATTTCAAGAGAAATAATTAGTGGTGTCTTGCCTTGCTTCCATGCCTGCACAGCAAAGTACAATGCCATCCATGACTTACCAATTCCAGGATAGGCAAGGAATACCCCAAGCTGTCCTGGCATAATTCCAGATGGCAGGTAATTATCAAATCCTGGCAAGCCTGTTTTAATTCCACGCTGACCTAGTGCTTGCTGTTCTTTAACATTTTCAAAGTATGCAATTGCAGAATCAATATCTGTTGCATCAATATCACGAATAGAAGATGTATTTTTCTTTAGTGCAGATGTCTTAGTGATTAGCTCTTCAAGTGCTTGTGCACCTTGACCACTTTGAACTTCAGTTGCAGCAGACCTTAATATGTCCTTCATACTATCATTAACATACTCAACCTTTAGCTCTTCAAGGTGGTGCTTGGTTGCACCAACATCCTTGACAATATCAAAGTCTCTAAACTTTTCTACCACAAGAGATGAAGGTGGCACTGTTCCATTATTTTCAGCATACAGACGAATAAAGTTCCATACATCATTATGTGTTCTTAGCAGTGTCTCTACATTGGCTTGCAGTAGTACATGGAGTTGTTTATCTTGCAATACCGCTGAAATTACTTTAGCCTCAGTGTTATTCATTTAGCCACTCCCTTGCTTTAGCCCTGCGTTGTTGTCTCTCTTTTATATCTTGTTCTACATCTAGTTTACCATTAAGAATTTTTTCTGCGTTATATGCAAAGTAGTTCCAAGTTGGATCTTGTGCAACAGAAAAGTAATACTCAAGTAAGTCATAGCATTGAGAAATACCGTATGACTCAATAAGACCATCTGAGGCCCACTGTTCAACATTTAAATTTAGAGATGGCTTTTGTTCATATCTTGCAGTATGCAATTTTGAGTATCTGCTAAGCAAAGCCATTCGGTCTTTGCGCTCAGCCATTACTCTGAGATTTCAGACTTTGCTTCTTGAATCTTCTCAGTTAGCTTATCTTCTACAAACTTATATACACGCTCAAAAGCTTCGTTTGTAGTCTCTCCATCACGCTTGCTATCTACGATACCTAGATCAAGTCTAAGTGATTGAAAGTTACCTAGATTAAGGGTATAACCAAGTGTTACATTAATCTTTGTTGTATTGTTTTCCATTATCCACCCATTTCATAGTTTTAAATATTTTCTGACCAAACAGGAATGAACCTGCCATCTTCTGTCTTCGTATATGTAAGTATACCATCTCCCATCCTGCGAGTCAATTCTTGAGTTGTTGGTGTCATGTTATTTGTAATAAGTTTATCTTTTCTTGGTTGACCAATATGTATGCTTGCTAAAATTGAACGGATCTCTCTTACCTGTGACTCAGAGTAATAAGATCTAATTGTAAAACCTCTTTCACCATTAAGCTTTGCACCAATAGGCGGAGGAATAACTCCTCGTTTAATTAAACTTGGCATATACTTTCTATGTCTATTGACAAGCTTAGCAGTCTCTGCTACACTGTATGCTCTTTCTCTGCCTTTTTTGAAATCAGAAAGTAAGCATGTCTCTAAACGATCTTTAGTTATATTGTAAAACGTAACCATTCCAGTTGAACGGGAGTTATGATATACCCTGACCAGATCACCATTCAAAAACCATACTTTAACTTTACCCTTAATTACAGGTTCGTTATTGTATGCTTGGCTCTGAATCTTTCCTTTTGAAGTATCCATTGTCCCTCTGTTGTCGCCCCTACTGGGTGATAAAACTTTCTATTGCCACATGTAAGACAAGATGTTTCTATATGGTCAACACTTGTATATTGTCTATCAACAAATACACGTCCATCACACTTGCTGCATTTTAACATTAAGTATCCTAATCTTCTTCTTTTTCACCAGCCAGCATTGTAATATCTGCTCTAAGAATAGCCATTTGTGTTTCATAGTGAGTTACTAGCTCGCCTATTCTTTGCTGTAGTGCAGTTATCACAAGATCATGTTTTGTAGTCATTTTTCCCCTTTTGCTTTATTATAAGTATATCACACGCTTGCAATACGAGTATTGCTTAGTTTTTATAAATTGGCTTTATATAATCTTTTGATTCAAAGTCAAGACCCATTTCTGTTTGCAAAGCTCTATACTCTTCAACGTGATCTTGTAATCCATACATTCCCAAATCTTGTAGAGTAAATAGTTTTGTCAGTCTTTCTCTTGCGCTTTTATCTCTTAATCCCCAGTTTGAATTATCATTCCAATGAAACCCACCCCTTTTTCCATTATCTCTATCGTAATTTGTATATATTGCATTGATTGCTGGGGCAACTAGATTTACCCCTTGTACTGAAAGACGAACTCCAAGGCTTATTTCTTCTCCTAGAAAATATAAATATGGATCATATGGGGCCTTCATAAATGCCTTTACAGAACCAAAAGCAAAGTTAGCAGCAAAGCCATAAACTTTATCGCCAAACTCTAAGTCCTCAAGGTCTCTCCATCTTAACAAATAAACATTCTCTATTTCATCCCACTCTGGAACTACCTTATGTAAACTTTCGTTATTTAGATTTATTTTGTCAGTGCCGTTTCCATTTTCATCCCACTCTTTTAAAAATCCATGGGGGTATTTAGTAAATATATAATCTGTTCCCCATTTTGAAGAACACTTAGTATATTCATCAATAAGCATTCTATCCCATTCTACTTTTGCTCTTGAGTGAGAGTCTGTATGCAAAAAATATTTATATTGATCAGATAGTAGGGAGTTAGCTAAATGTCTTCCAGAGCATGCTCCATCTGCTAATTTATAGTCAATCTTTTGATAAGATATTTGTTCTTTTGGTATAAATGAAAAATCAAAATTTGTTTCTGGTCCTTCATGTGAGACTAAAGAAAAAAACAGATTATCTTTATTTTTTGCATTTTCGTAAAAACTTCTAACTGTATTAATTAAATCTGGATCTCTATACCCAGCAAGACTTACAAAAATTTTATCCATACTTATATTGTATCAGACTACTTCATCCATGAAACCACAGCATATCTTTCTCCTTCAATAACTGGAGACACTGAGTGGTTATAGACATAGGTTGATGGAAATAAAATCATTTGATTAGCTTTTGGTTTAAAAGTAATATTAAAACGAGGAAAATTAATTTCTCCACCTGTATAGTTATCATTTAAATAGTATAGAGTAGAAATTCTTCTATGATATGTAGGGTGGTCATCTATATGGTTACTGAAAAACTGACCAGATCCATATTTTAAAATGCCATAGGTGTCGTGCCACTCTGAATATACCCCGTATGTTTGCATATAATCTTTTTCTATTGGATCAAAATTTTTAAAAAACATATTATTAGTGTTTATAAGAAAGGTCTCAGACTTACTTTCTGTTGATATATCTTTAAGACCACCCATGTAAGGAATACCAATAGCGCTTGTATCTCTTGTTTTAGTATTTACCATTGGATCTGAAGATTCTTTTACTTCTGCTTCTATCCATTTTAATCCCGCAGAAATTATACCTTCTTCAATATCTTTGTATAGATTTTCGCTATCTGGAATTACATTATTATATACAACTATACCTGGTGCAACTTCTTCTTTTATCATTTTTTACCATTTTCCTATTGGACAAGTTGCTTTTTCTAACTTTGTTTTAAATTTCATTACACAACCACATTTTTTACATTGAGTTGTTAGAGATATAAACTCTGGACAAGCCTTGCATATATTAAGTCTATCAGAATGTAAGTCATCACTAACATATTCTGTGTTCGGATTTAATAAATCCCAAGGTCTTGTATCTCCAAGATTTTGTTTATACTTTTGCCAAGGAGTTAATTCGTCTTTCATAAAATTCCACCCATTCTATTATTAAGATTCTACAATCTCAAATGTTATTGTTGGATTGCTTGATAATGCAGCAATAAGCATATCATTATGTGCCACTCCAATACAATATCCGTTCATTCCATAATACGTATTATTTTTTAAAAACGCAAAAGATATACATCCATCTATGCAATCTCTTATACAAGGCAGCCTGTGCTCTAGCCCTTCTGGAGCAATAAACTCTGATCCATCCCAAACACTAAGTTTGGCTGGAACATAATTCAAATGTGTAATATTTAATATTTCTGGACTATTAGATAAAGCATAATCTTTATTGTGCTTATTATCATCTAAAACAGAGCCATCATCTTTAAGTTCTATTGAATAAAAGATGATTTTATCATCCTCTACATTTAAATAGAAATTTTTTCTTTTCATTTTTTCTCCTTTTTATTATAAAATTCTACCATACTAGTCATCACACCAAAAGTCGCATGGGCCACAGCCATATTCACATGGTCCGTACAGGCAGCAGATGCCGCATGTTTGGCATTCAGTTGGTGTAGGGGTTGGGGTTGGTGTTGGTTCAGGAGTTGGCGTTGGAGTTGCTGTTGCTGTATAAGAACAGCAAACATATTGCTCACTACTAGTTCCATTTGAATAATAAACAGTATCTAGTCTCTCTCCACCTTCTGGGCAATAAACATATGATATACAGGTTCCAACTGTTCTACTTGTTTCTGTTACTGGTGTTGGCGTAGGTGTTGGCGTTGGAGTTGGCGTAGGTGTTGGTGTAGGTGTTGGTGTAGGTGTTGGCGTAGGTGTTGGAGTAGGTGTTGGAGTTGGAGCACAACCAGGAATTGGTGTTAGTGATACTCCTCCAGCTACATTATTTGTAAGTCCTGGATCTGCATTATCTTGACAATATGCGTTTCCAAGTGCAACTGCTTCAAGAGCGGATGAGGCAAGTACTGAACCACATTGTGTATCGTCACAAACAAAGTAATAGGTGCTTTGTACTGGAGTAGGTGTTGGCGTAGGTGTTGGCGTAGGTGTTGGCGTAGGAGTAGGGGTTGGAGTTGGTGTAGGTGTTGGCGTAGGTGTTGGCGTTGGAGTTGGCGTTGGCGTTGGAGTAGGTGTTGGCGTTGGAGTAGGGGCTGTACCAGTAATGGCTACGTATGTTGCGACTACCTCTCTCCATTTAGGGTCTGGATTGGTTCCTGTAGTTTTATAAACAATCAGCATGTCACCCTTAATTGCTGATGGATAATCTAGCACATTTCCACTAAAATCTACTCCGTCTCCAGTTGAACCACTTCTTGCGGACTCTGAAACAGTAAATATATTTCTTAGACCACCTGAGCGATAAGCACTTAGAGCTGTAGCATTGCTTGTTGGCAAAGTTACTATTGAACCAGCTCCAGATAGGCTTGCTGATTTAGCAACTTCAACCTGTCTTGTACTATCACCTATAAATATTCTTTTTGGATCATCAACATTGCTAGCAAAAGAATCTGTTCTTATTAGGTTTTCATTACCTGCAATATATTTTATTGAAAAATCAGAACCGTCTGGCTCAAGAGTTTGTATTGAATAGTTTCCAATTTTAATGCTACCCTCACCCTTTGCAATTATTCCATTGGTACTAATAGTCCAACCGTTTGTAATAAGGTTAGTAGATGGATCAAATGTTCCAAAACCACCACTAGTAGCCCTTATAACACCTTTAATTTCTGCATTGCTTGCAAATAGATCTCCATTTAGTCTAACTCTAAATGGGCTTGTTTCATCTGTTGGATTACTTCCGCCAGACCAAAAAACATTATCGTTATCATCTTTTGGACTATTAATACCAGCAGTAATTGTCTCTACATCGTCTCTAGTTACATAGATGTATCCATTTGCTGAGTCTAAAGAAATCTTTCCTTCTCCCCTTGCAGTTTTTGTTATTGAGCCTGGAGTTATAATCCATCCACCTATATTTGCTGAATTTGTTGTGAGTAATCCACTTGCTCCAACTATAGTAGTTTGTCTTAAATCATTTCCTGATAGCCCATTAGAAAATGTAATTCCATCTTCATTTAATATGTATCCTGCACTAGACAATGAACCACCAGTATTAGCAGAAGCAGTAACGGTATTTCCAGTTAAAGTACCACTATATAGAGATGCACCACTTGCAATGTTTACGTTTCCGCTAAACGATCCTTTTTTAGCCTGTAGGTCTCCAGCTACTATAAGAGATGAGCCGTCCCAAGTAACATAGTTGTCTGCTCCACCAACCTTTAAAGACGCTGACTGAGATGAATCTATATACCAATAATTGTTTGTATTAAATGATAAGCCTCTTTTACCAGTAGCTACCCCGTAGCCAAATCTAAAAACTCCTGTATCTGTTCCAGAAACTCCAGCTTCAAAGTATCCAGTTGTAGAAACATTTGTTCCTATAAAGGGAGATCCAGCAGTTGACACTGGGCTATTAGTTAATGTTTGATATGATGAAGAAGTGTTATTAAACTCATCATATGATGCAATTTGAACTTCATAGCTTGTGCCTGAAGCAAGACCTGTAATTCTAAAAGTTGTTCCATTTCCTGGGGAGTCTACATAAGAGTAAGCAGATGCTGGAGTAGTTACTGGTCTAAACCTAATTCTATACCCTCGTAAAGTAGTATCTGATACTGCAGTCCAAGATATATTTAAGAAAGCATTAAAGCCTATCGTTCCAGAAGTTTCTAATCCACCAGTTACTGATCCAGTTGGAGCGGCTGGTCCAGTGGTGTCTACTGTAACTGGAGATGTTGGTGTTACTTTTTGTGCAGCAGAAAATGCTGTGTATGTTCCTCCATCTGAAGAAAATCTTGCCTTTACCCATCTATCATTACTATTAACTGTAATAATATTTGCTGGTGAAACTTGATCAAAGTATACCCTTGAATAAGTGACATCTGTTGGTTCTGTAGAAGCACTAGACTCATATTCATAAATATCAATAGCGTCAAACACCTCATCTGGATCTTGAACAGATGTTGGAATTGTCCAAGCTACGCTATATCCACTCATTGCTGAAGTAACTGTAATAACTGGTACTGGTAGGTTAACCACGTATGCAGGAACTGTTGCATCACAAACCTTACCACTTGTATTATAAAATGCATCAATAGCATAAACACAAATACTTGTAATGTTTGTTCCAAATACGCCAAGGGTAGATCTATTTAAAGATTTTGTAAGTGTTGTTGTTTGTCCTGTTTGTGTTCTATTTACTGGAAAAGAACCGTATGGAGTTTGACGAACTGTGCCTGTAGATAAAGTTATTTCTAAAATAAATTCTGTAACGGTTGCATTAGCAGGATCTGCATAGTCCCAATCAAATGTAACTACAAGACTTGATCCTGACCAGGCTGTTGAAACATTAGTAATATCTGTTGGTACTATAGCACCAAATCCATATACAATTTTAGCTTCTTGGCCATTACTTGGAGGACTTACAAATTTTTCTAGATCTTTTGGTATACCCAATGTTGGTGGACCAACCGATGCTGTTAAACTTTTTCCTCCACTAATTAAAGGGATGTCATCTAATCCAACAAGTTCAAGTTCAGAGCCTAACCTTGCTCTAGTCTGTCCAATCTTATCCCAAGCTGCTCTTGGATCATCAACACTTATTGTTACGGGTTGATTTCTAGCAACAGACTTGGGGCTTTTATAAACAGACTTAGGTGGTACCTTAGCCATTACTTTGGTCCTATAGCAATCCAGTTTATTTGAAAAGTTTGAATTGGCTTTGGATCAGCAATCGTTGTGCCTGTCTCTGCAGTTAATTCTCTTGCCTTAATAACACGAACCGTAAAACTTGTTTGAGTTACTGCAATTACAGTACAGATAAGACCAACGTTTCTATCTGATGTAACAGTTGAGCCAGGAAGGGATATTGAAGTTGTTATAACTGGTTTTGCTTTAAAGCTAGCTGTTCCACTTGGAGCGTTATCAAAATCTATTGTTTGATAAAACATACGATAATTATTTACGTTTAAATCTTGGGCAGAACCTGCTCTAGTATCAATCACAATCTTTCCATAAAGTATTTTTTGTGAGCCAGAATTAAATTCTTCGTAAATTTCTGTTTCGCCATTCCAGTCTGTAACAGCAGTTCCTTTAATACCAAAATTATTTGTGATAGCAGAAAGAGTATCGCTGTGTTGATTAATAACATTAATAACTTGGTGCCAAGCAGCAAGATCTATAATATTAGGGTCTGATATTTTAACATATGGCATTTTTGTCTCCTGTCAATTAATTATACCACAAAGGACTACTCTTGAATCCTTTTAAGATTTAGAGATGTTGATAGTCCTTGGCTAAAGCTGTGAGATACTGAGTGTACTAGATATCTTTGACCAACAATGCCATTTAAGGAGTAAGACAGGGTTACGATATCTCCCACCTGAATTAAAGGGTTGCCAAATATACTTAAAGATACATTTTTAGAAAAACCCTCAATACCTCTTTGAACAACCTTTAGTGTTTTATAGGCTGCTTGCTTAGACTGTATCCACTCTGAGTCTACCTGAACTGTTTCTGACAAGTTAGAATAATCTATAATGCTTTCAATAATTTCTGGATCTGAAGGTGCAATTATTTCCTGTGTAAATAGATTTAGAAATACAGTAGCATTGTTTACATCATCAGAGTCTTTTTTAAGGTACACCATATGTGGGGATCCATTGGCTATTGCCATTCTTAATCTGAACCCAGTATTTATTGGTGTTGAATAAGCTAGAGAATATTCATCAACTATTTTCTTCTGAGCTTGTTGTTTATCTATTGGCTTATTACCTGGAAAATATTTCATCATATAGCTAACTGGAAAAACGTCTACAGAAACAGCAGCTGGGGTTTGATACTCAACATCATAATAATTAATTCCAGATACTTCTGGAGTTGTTTGCATAAGGTATGTGGGAGACTTTGTATACAGTGGTTGTTTTTGAACTAGTCCATTTAAAAATTCTCTATCTTGATAGAAGTAATTTACACTTCTTTCTTTTAATGGTTTTACAGTAGAATGTATTTCTCTCAGTGTCGCTGGTATATTAGAGACTGGAAGATAATTTATACGTGGTGGAAAAAGATTAGTTATGCTCTGTGGGATACTACAAGCAAAAAACCCAAATTTTGTACCAATTTTAATGTCATCTGGTATCGTTGGCTTTTGCCCCAGGCCCGTAAGCTGATTAACTTTTGATGCTTGCCATCCAGTTGCTGACGGAGCAGTAGTTCCATTATACTCTGTTCCTGGAATTTGCCAGCCAGTTATCTCAACATTATTTATAAACACTAACAAACAGTTTTTTGGATCTTCAACTGTTGCATCTTCTCCATCTTTACCATCTGTTAAATAATGAACCACCTTTAAATTGAAACACTGATCTCTTTCATAAGAATATATAGGTGCATCTTCTGTACCTTCTTTCTTTAATACTTTAGAAAAATTATCAATTATATTAACACACTCAGCAGTAACATCTGCCCATGACTGGGTTGCTCCTGTATGATCATAAATGCTTAGGGTGTAATTATATGTTGGTGCATCATAGAGTTCCTGTGTTTTTGGATTAATCTTATTATATCTTGCAAGTTCTACAAAGTATGTGCCTGTAGGATCAGTTGCACTTGTCATATTAAAAAATAAACCTGCTGCTGCTCCACCTTCTTCATCTAATTTAAATTTAACAGAGTATGTTTTATAGCCAATGTCTACTTGAGATGTTGGAAATATAAGTGTTGAATCAGAATCTGCTGTACTTAAAGAAATGCTTTTTACCTCTGGCAGTTTAGGGTACTCTGCCTTACTGTTAACAATTGATGTTGTAGGTGCTGTATTAGATATTTCAAAGCCTGGAGTTATAGCTATTTTTGACAAACCCTTGCTTGCTAAATCTTCTATTTTTTTATGTTCCATAGGAACGGTTCCAAATAGACCACGTTCTACATTTGTAATTTTTCCTGTTAGTTCTACGAGGACGTCATAGTCTGCAGATATATAGGCTTCCCCACCTGATACATATGTTCCTGTTTGTTTTCCTAATATCTTAAATGATGTTGCTGTTCTTTCACTAATAATACCTTGAATATTATAAAGAAATGGAACAACTCCAGCAATCATTACTCTGTCACCAACTTTAAAGGTATTCGCTGATGTATAAGTAATCTCAGTTCCATTACCAGAGACAGAGGTAATTTTAGCACTAGATAGTCTAAGCCCAATACCTTGTTCTTTAATAAATGTATCTATATATGAAGTAAGATCAAGATTATTTTTAATAGATATAAATTTTTCTTTGCTGCCACTAAGAGTTGACAGCTTGTATTCTTTATATGCAAAAGAAACAATTTCATTTTCAATAAATGCAAAGCCATCATTACTCATATCAAATGTATAAAAAATATCTAGTAAATCACTAGTGTTAATCTCAAATATATTGGAATTTTCTAGCATATCTGATTTAAGATAATTAAATCCAACAGAGTCAACGGTTTGCTGGCTCCAAACAACATCATTTGAAGTTGTGTATATATAAGATGGGGAATTTTTTATATCAACATTGTTTACATTCTGAACAGTTGGTGATTGTTTAATTTTTGGTGTTTGATATTTTAAAGAAATTTTTCCTGGTTTAGCATTATTTGATATATTAAATCCATCTTTCATAATGTTGCCATCTGTCAAAGCAAGGTTAGATCCTGAAGATGATAATATGTTGTGTAAACTTAAAAACTTCATAACTCCATACTCATCAATATATGCGCCAATTTGATAAGCTATAAACAATTCATTTAAGCATTCCATAATGGTTGAATCTTTAGAATTACAATAATAATAATAAAGATTTACTGGAGCTTCTGATGAGTCAAATATTCTATAAAGAGAGTCATAGTCATAGTCTGTAAATCCAGATAAATCTAAAATATTTGTTATAATTTCAAATGGCCTCTTTAAATTCACAACATAGTCTGCTACTGCTATTGATTGTAAGTACCTAGAAATGTCAAAACATTGAACTGTAATATCCTTAATATCATTTTCAGCCCAAGAGTCTGAATAAAAAACTCCGCCAGGAATATAGGTGTCTGACGATATTTTTGAGTTAGGTGATGCGTATTCTTTAAGATGAAAGTTTATATAAAACTTAATATTTTTTCTTAGCATGTTTGCCAATATTGTAGATGACTGATCACTTTGACTAGAAAAAATTGGAACTATTGTTGATCCAATCATAGCTGGTATTCCAGATAAAGTAATTCGGGCATCGTTGGAATTTAGAGAAGAAATGGGAAGTAGGCTATTGCTTGCATCTAAAGATTTATCAATAGATACAGACTGAACAAAATCTGTCAAATCAATCTCAAGTCTTGGAGAAATTTCTACTACGTGCATTCTTTTTAAATCAGATACTACATTTAATGAAGCTGAAGGAATTTCTGTTGGTGTTGAAGTGCAGTTTACTGTATAGTTTATTGTCTGAGATGAAGAAGCTCCTTGCTGGTTGTCTGCTGCGTATACCGTTAAAGTTAGTGCATAAGTTGTTCCACAAGATCCTAGTCCAAGATAAGCATCTGTGTCTGAGTTTGCATTGCTTGTTTTTGTGCTTCCAGCAGTTGTTGAGGGAGACATTGTTATTTTATAAGATGATGCGTTAGCGTAACTAAACAGTGCCCAAATAGATTGGGTTTGACCAACTGATGAAGATAAACATCTTCCATTATCAGGGTTAGCACACTGAGCAGAAAATGAGGTAATTGTTGGTCCTGCTGAAGGTGGTGGTGTTTCTCCTGTCAAAGATAAAAATTCTGGATTAGTTCTTTGATCTATCTGAGTTATAGTTATCTTGCTAAATGATGTAGACAAATATAATGATCCAGTAGAGCTGAATTGTGGCATTGATGACCACTTTGTTTTAGTCCAAGCAGAACCATTCCAGTATAGAATTAGGACTCCAGTACTTCTTCCACCTTCTGAGTTAGCTGAAGGTGATATATTTTGACTATCGTCAACTGTAATGTTAGTTCCATCAATAGCTATGTTAACAACTGGCACAGTCATTAATGTATTAAATTTAATAACTAACTTGTTTGTTGTAATTGGCTTTTCATAAATAGATGTAATGCTTCTTGATGATTCATCTGAAACAAAATATCTATATGCAGATGTATCTGTTGGTAAAGCATTTTTTAATATTGGTACAGGCTTAGAGGCAAGACAAAACTTTGGATTTTGTAAAATTGGAGTTACTGGAAAATATGTAGGAGTAGTATATCCAGTAAGCACTGGAGAGGTAATCTTTCTAAATGCAGATGGGAAGTTTGACTTTGTATTACCTGATCCTACATATGACTCCCCTGGCCTAAAATATGTAAATGGCATTTCTGTTGGAAATAGTGAGTGGTTTTGATAATCAAAATAAGTGGTAGCGTATACTTTAGGTTCTGTAAAATATACTATTGGATTATTTGTTTCACCACTTATGGAGTTGGCTGCGATAGTGTATACAAAGCCTGCAAAGGTGTTATCAGAGCTTTGGGAGGCTACGTAGGTAACAACCTTAGTCCATCCTAAAGAGTCTGCCTCAACGTACTCAGAGCCGTACTGAACGCCTGTTCCTCTTCCTGATGCATTTATCATTACTGGAATAGGACTACTAGTCTTTACATATGTGACTACTTTATATGCAGAACTAGATCCTCCAGATATAGTATATGATACTTTTCCTTGACTAACCATATCTTGTGGAGATAACTGAGTTGTAAAAATTTGACTAATACTACCAAGAACACCAAACGAAGAATTACATGCCTCAATGCTTATAGTATATGATTGGCCTGATGATAGTCCAGAAAATGTATAGCTTGTTCCTGATGAAATTGTGTCTGACTGACCAGTTGTTTGAACTCTATAAAATACAGTTCCAGTTGGTGGATTAGACCAAGAAACATTAATACTAGATGAAGATACAACTGAATTTGTTATAGCAAAGTCACTTGCGCTTGGTGTTGATGTAGTAATTGGTTGAACGTTAACTGGTCGCAACATAGCAAAGCTTTTAGTTACAAAGTTAGGCTTAAGCGTAGGTGTTACATCTGTTGGCAAAGGTGATATTGCAGTTGCCGTTAACTCTTCTCCGATTCCAGCGGTAGTTATATATGGAGCATTAAATAAATTATGATTCCACTCTGCAGAAACTACTGGTGTCAAAGTGATTGAGTCTGAGCCTGTGAAGACTGAAGAGCTGACATTACCTAGCATTAGATCTCCGTAAAGTCAATGCTCATACTAACGTAATCTGAAACCTTTGTTCTGTTAATAATGGTTTTAGAAAAGTTAGTCATAAATACAGTATATACCTTAGAGGTATGTTGTGCAGTAACAAAATCTTCAGACCCATTTAGTCCAGACTCTACTATCTTAACATAAATTGGAGACCCTACATTAGATCTATAAAATGATTCAAGCCAAGCAGCACCATGGTTGAGGTCTGCTGTTTCAGATGTTTTTGATGGGACATATGTCCATGATGCTGATATTGTATTTTTCTGAGAAACTACATACTTCTTCATTCTACCGTTAGCCATTCTAGCCTGGGTTTCAATAAGCTCTGTAGACACTGAAATTGGCTCTCTATTATGATCTGTAATTTTTTGCCAATTAACATTATCTAGGGATACCTGTATACCTGATTGAATTGAATAAGCCATTATCCACCAACTCTATTTGTTTTATTATTCTTGCTTATTTCAAGTTTTAGCTTTCTCATAACTTCATTTGCAACAATTTCTGGATTTGCATTATTACTTGTAACAGGCATATTTATATTATACACTGTACCGCCAGATTCTGTGCCAACTCTTGCGGTACCGTTATTAATTGCATCCATTGTCTTAACGCCATAATCTCTAACAGATGATGCCTTTACAATATATTCTCCATTTGAAACTCTAATTGATCCTCCACCAGCATATCCAAAGCCTGCTTGAATTGAATCTGATATTCCTGTACCTGGTCCCTTTATAAGTCCGCCCATTGCATAGCCCTTAATAGAACCTCCATTAGCAAACTTAGGAAGTTTAACTTTTCTGTTATTGATATATCCACCAGCAGAAAGGGCTAGTCTGCTATCTTCCAAGTCTTTTTGTATTTTTTTTGTTAACGCAACATACTCTTCCCAGCTTGGGGGAGTTGTTGTTGCACCTGACCTATATTCCATCAATTGACGAACATACAGCCCTGTTGCCTCAGAAAGTCTTATCGCGGGGTCAGTAGAATTTGATCTAACTTTTCCGCTACTATATTTTCCAAAAAATTGATGCATTAGCATTGCTGATAGTGCATTCTCTGTGCTTGAAGTTCCACCCCGTTGTAGAAGTTTAAATGGGTTACTAAAATCTGGATTTTCTTCAGTGCCTTGATCAAAAAATCCTTTAGTTCCAGCGCTTTCTAAATCGCTTAAACTAGAATCGCTGTGGCGTGAACTAGGTTTTGCTCCAATAGTGCGAGCTATCGCTGCTATGTCATCACTTAAAGTTATGCTTGATGAGCTATGATCTTGAAGTCTTTGAAATGGTGTATCTATACCAATTTGTTTTTTTGCACGTTGTATGGCAAGTATTTCTAACAATCTATGGGCTGTATAAGCTATTCCATGTGAATCTTGAAATAGAAAGCCTTTTCTTTTTAGATTTCCGTTCATTTTTGATTGTGGTATTCTTGATATTGATGGAAGCTCGTAACGATTATCACTAAATTCTTTTAGTATCTGCTCTATTTCTTTTTCAGAATATTTTGGTTTTTGCAAATAGTGTACAGACTTATTTGTAGCGTTTTCTGCAATTATTGGAAATTCTTCTCCTTCTTTATATATCCCAAGCTTTTTTAGCTCTTCAATATAGTCTTTTCTTCCAGTAATGGGTTGAATAACGCTAGCGTTTTTTCTTCCTATTTTAAACTCTTTGCCAAATTGCTGTATCCACCAACTGTCTACTTCATGTAAATTTTCTGGATTACCATTGTTGTCAATTAAATTTCTTAATGTGGTAACTACTTTTGGTTGATTTGGACTCCATACTGATCCACTAGTATGTCCAGTTCTTTGCTGAACTGAATCTCCTATTGTGAAGTGCTTTGTTGATCTAGCAATTCCTCCTTGAGTGCCACCAGATGGGCCGAATATATCTTTAAATATATGAAATCCAGCAGCTTGCTCAACAATGTCTCCGTCTTTATTGTATGTTATTCCATGATTATAAGACCTAATCATTGGAACTTCGTCTAATGTTATTGTTGGTGCTACATCATACCCTTGAGCAGCTCTTGCAGCCATTGCTGATCGTTGCTCCTCTGCTTCTTTTACATAAGAATCTACAATCTTTTTTAATTCAGGGTTCATAGCTTTTGTTTTAGATTTAACAATAGAAGATGCTTTTTCATTTCCTAATAGAGAAGAAATAAATGTCATTAATCCTTCTGTAGACTGACTATCCGCTAACTTAGGAAAGAATGTTCTTTTGCTACCAAATGTTGTATTTTTTACAAGATTTATATTTAAACTTGCTAACATTTGCATTAAAAATTCTTCTTCTTTTTTACCTATTACTCCAGGTATTGTTGGGTCAGCAGTAAAACTATTTAGTAATTCTTGTAGATTTTTATCTCCTGGCTTTTGGTCTAATGCATATTTTAAAATTCCTGATGGTGACGTAGGTATTACTGTTGTAACGTGACCGCGTTTTAAAATTGGAGAAAAATCTTCTCCCATTCCTTGAAATATTACTGACTCGTTTTCTCCAAAAGGGCCCCCACGATAAACTGGTATTCTATAGCCATCGTGCTCTACCCAGTCAGAAAGAGTGCCAGCATGTTTTTTAGTACCAGGCTTAGCTGTAATAGAAGTTGAAACAGAATTTTTTGACTTTAGCTCTGGTAGCATTAAGGAAAGTTTATTTTCAGCAAATGGTTTTGATGCACCTATCATTGCTGCAACTGCAGCATTTTTAGCAAACGCGGTCTTTTTTCTAAGTGCAGCTTGTGGACTAAGTCTAGATTGAATGGACTGCATCATACCTGGAAGTCCAATACCTGCTTTTTCTAAAGCTGATCTTGTAGCAGCTTTTTGAGCAGCTTTTTCAGCAGCCATTTTTGCAATCTGTGCTTGACTGAATCCTATGTTTCCTATTTTAGAACCAACTCCAGTAAGTGGAAAAACACTTGCCATATCAAGTCCTGCGGTGAGCAATACTTCAGGTGCGACTGAGCCAAATCCTTCTGCTCTAGATCTAGCTAATAGTTCAGCCTCTCTCTTTTTATTTGTACCAGCTAATGGGCTACCATATAGACCAGACGGCCCACTAGGGCCAAGCCTTGTAGCTCTGTCTAGCATTAGTGCAGTTGGGAATAGTAAATTCTTATAAATACCTTTATATCCAACATTATAAGGAAGATCTACTACTCCACCTGTTACATCTTTACCCCGTACATCTTTTCCTATTCCCCAAAGTGAAGGGGTAAACAGACGCTTAAATTGTCCGAACAAACTCTTTTGCGGACGCATTGAAGGTGGCAGCATGTCTTCCATAAAATGAACAGTTTCACCTTCAGCGGGGAATTTAAAAGGTTGCTTGGTGCGTGGATCGTATTGTTCAGAATATGATGTTGAATACTTTGGTGGGATAAACATTCTTCCGCTGTACATACCTGTACCTGAGACTAATCCACCATTATCATATCCTTTAATTAGTCCACCATTAGCAAACCTTCCAGCATTTAGAGCATCAAAAGTTTCTGTTCCATATTTCTTGACAGATTTTGCTTTAATAACATATTCGCCATTTGAAAGATATGCAGCTATAGAATCAGAAGTCTCAGTGCCAGCACCTCTTACATTTCCTCCACCCATAAAGTTTTCAATGTATCCACCAGCTGCTTTCTTAATTGGATCACCAACTCTAATAAAACCATTTTTTGCATTTTTATCTTTAGCAACCTTAAATTTATAAAATAAACCATCACTGCCTTTGATCTCAATAAAAATATGTTTTTTGTCTGGGGGAAAAACAATCTGGGTTCTGATATAATCTTCAAGCATTTGCATTTCTGTTTTAAGACCTGGCTGAGTCAGCCTAGTAATTTTTTCTGCAAAAGTTTCATTATAAGCTTTTGCTGCATCAATTGCTGAAGGAGCTACTGTGCCTACAGATACCCCTTCGTTTGAAACTCCAGCTGATGGTTTATCTGATTCTATATATGATTTTATTGATGCCGCATCTGAAGCAATAGTAAGTGGTGATTTAAAACTTCCATCTCCGTCTATACTTGGAAATCCACCTGCTTCTCTAACAGCTGTGACAATGTTTGCTGAACCTGTTGTAACAGCATCTGTTGTGGATTGAATTGCTGCAACCATATCATCACTAACAGACTGTCTTTCCTCTATCTGTTGTTGAAGAGCATCAGAACGAGCCTGCAATGCTGAAAGTTGATTTTCTTTATTAAATTCATCAGTTAAGCTTGTTTTTTCTTGTAAAAGAATAGCAGCTCCAATATAGTCTCCACGTATTTTTGCTTCAACTATATCTTTGTCAATCTTTAATTGTTTATCTCTATAGTCATTTTGCTTCTTTAATTCATCTGTAATTTGTTTTTCTTTTTTAATTTGATCATCAATTATCTTTTTTCTCTTTTTTAACAAGTCAATTTCTTTTTTAATAGAAATTGTTTTTTCATCAGCCAAATTTTTGTACGGCTTTATTCCTGATTTTACAAGACCTTCCTCTTTAAGGGTTTTATTAAATTCTGCTTGGGCTTCTAGTATTTCTTTACGTGTTGTATCTTGTCCAACTGGATAACTAAATCCCTGTGTACCAGATATCATAAGGCTATTTATCTCAGCTTGGGTAAGTCCCTGAATTCTTCTAAGGTTTTGTAATGAATCTGCTGCACCCTGATTTCCTATTCTAATATAGGCATAGTACATAGCATTTAAACCTTCTGCTGCGCTGATGCCAGAGGCGGCTATACCGTCAATAATTGATTTTATGAATATTAAAGATGAGCTATTAGATGCTGCACCCGTTAGTTGAATTAAACTATTACCAAGATCTACGGAATTTTTACGTGCATTTTTAAGTGTAGCAGAAACAGCTTCAGACTGTGTTTTAAAATTATAGAAAGATTGCCCAACCATAGATTGGTTGCCACTTTGAGCTAAAATTAAATCATAGATCTTTTGAGCTTGTTCTGGAAGAGTTTGGCCAACAGCAACTTGAGTTGTAACAAAATTGTCTATAATTTTCTTTATTTCTTCTGGATCAGTTACATCTTCTAGTCCAACCAAAATATCTTTTAGAGGATTACCTTGTGGTAGAGAGTTAACTAGATCACTAAACCTTTGTAGTTCTTCATTTGTATATCCAAAGTTTTTTCCTAAATTTTCTGTTGATGATGAAGCAGCCAGAGTTGCGCTACTAAGTCTTCCCACTTCCATTGTTGTATTTACAACAGCGTTACCAAAAAATTCTGCAACAGATGAACTTGACTTAAACATTGCCTCTGTCATGGCTTTGTGTTGCTTTTGCTTTTCAATCAAATTGCCAAGAGCAGATGTAACTAATCCTATTGCTGCACCAGCTGCCATTCCATAAGGACCAAACATCATGCCAAGATTGGCGCCTGCAAGACCTCCTTGTATAACACCTTTTCCAGCAAAATCTGGAAGCATTGAAAGTCCCATGTTGACTCCCAAAAGACCCATGCCTCCACCCATAGAGTTCATTCTTGTACCAACACCTCTTGCTCTATCAGCAAGCATCTGCCCTCTTGTTTGAGTTGTTGGAGTTGGCCCATTAGGATCTGGAGGAATTGGTCCTTTAGGATTTGGAGGAACGATTGGCAATATTCTCATGCCTGGTTGTGGTGTAGCTCCAATTGGTGCAGGTCCTTGAGGTCTTGTGGCTACCCTGCGTGCTCTTCCACTTTGTGTAGCACCAGAAACTACTGATGAGCCTACCTGTTTACCAGCAGCCCTTGCCTCATCATTAAGTTCCTTAACACCAGAAACAAATCCAGTTGCTGTATCATTACCAAGCTTTTTGGTAGCTCTTGATGGTGAATTAATATCTAGTACTTCTTTAACTTCTTGCTCTACCTCTTTAGGCATTTTAGTAAAGAATCTTCGGACTCTTGCTCTAACAGCTTTCATTGTAAACTTATCTGCTGCTTCATGCTGAGCGCCAGTAACGCCTCTATTTTTATAAGATGACCCTTGTGCTAGTGGTATACCATCTACGGTTGTTCCTCGCATATCTTCTGCAACAGGAACTCTACTATAACCCGTTCTTCCAGATTGGGATACGGTTGGGAACATAAGTGTAGAAACTTTTTTTGCATCTGCAAAAGCTGTTTTAACTGCAGTAGAAGTATTTTTTCCAACATCAAATATTTCTTTTTCCAGTGCCTGACTAATTATTCTTTCAAAATCTTCTTGAGTTACAACTACACCTCTATATGCTGCAGACTTTAGCGCCTTTCCAACTGCAGTTCCAAATCTAAGTAAGTCTGGATCATTTGGATTAAGGCCTGCCTGTGCAGCAAAATCTGTTGTAAACCTTGTTCTATTTTGACCTATCCACTGTGCACCTTCTGCTCCAGTCATTCTGTCTTGATTAAATGCAGCTGGCATTGGAAACACCATATTACTTAATCCAGTTACTGGTGCACCTGGAACTCTGTCTGCTAGTCTTGTTCCAACTGTTGTACCTTCAAATGCCTTTACTTGTTCTGGAGTTAGTGTAATCTTAGGCAATCCATGCGCCATTACTGCGCCAGCATTTCCTTCAAAACCACCTTGTGCTGCCTTTGTGCTTTTTGCTAATTCAGTTACATTACTGGCTGCCATAGCTTTTTCAAGGCCTGACTTGGTAATCTTTGCACCTTTTTCAAGTTCCGATGTCATATCTTCTAGTACTTTAAATATAACATCATCAATGTTAGAGACTACTCCGCCTAGTTGTTGTATTTGTGCTATAAATCTTCTTACTGAAGGGATTGAGGCTTGTCTTACTGGAAACTCTCTTCCGCCAAAAGAAAATGCTCCAGGGGTTCCGTCTTCTTTTCCAAACTCATATCCAGGTATGTTTCCTGCAATCATTGCATTAATAAGTGGACCATACTTTTTACTCATCTTTGTTGGTATTACTGTCTCTCCAGGCATCAAGAGTGCTAGTTCAGAATCTTGATTTCCTGTACCGCCAACGGTTAATGGTCTTCCGTCTGCAAACTTTTTAATTGGTCCACGAGTAATGGGTGGAGCTACTGGAACAAATTGTGACTGAGCTGCAATTGCTCTTTGATATGCTCGTGTTAGTGCATTAACTGCTGTTGTTTCAGAGGTAAATGTTTGTGCAAGTTTAGTGTGAACCTGATCAAGAGATGCTGCAACTGCTGCTGCATTTCTTTGTTCAGTGGTCATATACTGAACTTCAGTTCCTAGAATTGCAGTTGCCTGTCCAGTTTTATTAAATGATGACTTTAAAAATGAAAAAAGTTTAATCATGTTTGCAAGACCGTTCATGACCAAACCAACTGTCATCAACAAGACTGGCCCAAGGCCTGCAACTATTCCAGTAAGTACAACTATAATCTTTTTAGTATTATCACTAAAACCATTAAACTTGTCTAATACTTTTGTAATAAATTCAGCAATTGGTGTTACTGCTTTTAAGAATTGTTCTCCAAGCGGAATAAGAGATAGCTTTAGATTTTCAACAGCACCCTTAAATTTATTCATAGCAGACTCTGAAGTCATGCCTAATTCTTTTTCTGCCAAACCTGCAAGTTCTTGAACTGAAGCTCCAGCTAAATCAAGAACACGAGATGCTTGAGTTCCTTCTTTTGTTACGTTTGCAAATAGTGTAGAAAGACGTGCAAACTGAAACTTTCCAAACATTTGCTCAATGGCTTGAGCTCTATTAAGTGGATCAAGCATGTTTAAAGCTGTTGCAAATTCAACAACAGTTTTCTTAAGATCACCCTTATTATCTAAAACTATCTTTTTTGCATTAATTCCAAAACTCAAAAGCATATCGTTTGCTTTGCCAGTTGGATTAATTAAAGATGCAAGTCCTGACTTAAGTGCGTTAGCACCTTCTGATGCATTAATTCCACCTTCCTTCATAGCAGTCATAAGGAAAGCTAAATCTTTAACATCACCACCAAGTTGTTGAACAACTGGAGCTGCTTTTGGAATAGCTGTTGAAATGTCATCAAGAGAAAGTACTGTTTGGTTTTCTACTGCGTTAAGAAAGTCAATTGATTCCGAAAGATTTTCCGAAGACATTGAGAAAGCATTTTGTAATGCAATAGTTGTTTCAAGTGCTTTTTGGCTTTCTACCTGACCAAGAATAGAAAGTCTGGTTGCTGCTGCTGTCTGTCTTTGTAGATCAACACCTTTAAAGCCTGCTGCTGCAGCTTCTGCTGCTAGACCAACGGTTGTTGAAACTGCAATGCCATATTTAGTAAACTCTTTACCCAGCTCTTGAATATCCTTTAATGCTTGCTGTGATTCTCCAGTGGGTGTAAATAAATCTCCATAGACCTTCTTAAATCTAATAGCCTGTGTTTCCATATCCATGAATGTTTTGGAAGCAGCAGATCCAACTGCAATAAGTGGCAATGTAAAACCAACCATAAGCTGGCGTCCTGCCCATTGGGTATTTTTACCAAAGTTAAGAAGGTTGGTTGATCCTTGTTTTAAAAGTTGATTTAAGATTGCTTGCTTTTGAGCAGCTATCTGTGTTCTTGTTCCAAGATCAGTCATATCAAGAGCTAGAGGTCTAACAGCAATTGACCTCATTGCTCCGCTAGCATCACGACCTAGACGAATATACTGTGTTTGTAAATCTTTTACATTTTCTCTTGCTACTTTATTTATGGTGTCATGTTCAGTCTTAAATAGTCTGCCGAAAGTTTTTGTTGCACCACCAGCGTATCTAAAATATTCTCCTAGTGAGAATTTATTTTTTTCTAGGCTATTAGTAAAAGATTCAGTGGTAGTCCTTATTGTTCTTATTCCTGCTGAAAACTGACCAGTAGCGTTTATTGAATTAATTAATGTTTGCTGAAGCTGGGTAGAAACTGCATTAGCTGCAGCTCCACCCTTAGCCATTGAGGAATGAAAGGCTGATATCTGTCTCTGCAAGTTTTTGATACTAGCAAGTGCTTGAGCAGTATCAATGTTTACTTGAATATTGGACTGAGTATCAGCCATTCACTATACCTCTTTATTTAGTTATTATTCATTACCGCTGAACATTGTTGCTGCATCAGAAATCTTAATTCCTGAAGCTACTTCAACAATCTCATAAACGGTAGGCAAATCAATGTTATCTTCAAGTACTGAAATGTCTGTAGCTAGCTCTGGCTTGTACTGCTCCATTGCAATTAGAACACATTCCATTAGCAGGTCAATAGACTTTTCGTTGTCATCTACTACTGCTGCTATACCCTCAAACTTTGCCATAAACTTTCTCAAAAGTGAAATTTTAAGCGGTCTTAAAGTTATTTCTGTACCATCAATTAGCTTGATCTTCTGTGCTTCGTGCACTGTTGTTGCCATGTTGATCCCTCCCATAGGTTTAAACAATTATACCATATACGCTTAGTTTTTAAGGTAGTTTATTGCATTTTTTAGAAGTTCTGGGTCATCATTAAAATTACCAAGACCTATATTGCATTTTTGACAAAGCATTCCTCTTACAGACCCAGTGGAGTGGTTGTGGTCTATACAAAAATTTTTACGTCCAAACCCTGGTGAATCAGTGCCACAAATATCACAGAAACCACTATGATTATTAATAATTTTTATAGCGTTGTCATCTATAGATATTTTTTGAGTTTTCATTTCATAGTGCATTCCACACAATCTCTTTGCTACGTGTTTTCTCTCACATCCTATAACTGAACATGATTTTGTTACCTTTACGTATTCTGTGGTTCCAGTCTTTATTAGCCTCCTATAATGTAACTCACATAAACCTTTTGATCTTGACTGCTTATTACAGTTATCTATATAGCATACCTTGGGGATAAATGTATGTACTTTATCAGCACTTCCATATTTTTTAAATCTACGATAGTGCTTATCACAATACCCAAGCGATATTGATTTATTTGTGCAACTATCAAAAGAACATGTTTTCATTGTATAAGTATATCACACATTCCCATTCCATTTTCAATTAATTATTTTAAAAGATTTGGGTCTCTTTCATCGTTGTAATCTAAGCCATATCCAATTCCAAACCCTGCTTTTTTAGCATTCTGTCCCTGTAGTGCTAAGACATCGTTACTATCACTTGTTGCTCCATTACTAAATATTCTAGCCTTCATATCTTCCCATTCTTTTTGTCCACGATCAGACCCAGATGCTTCATCTAAATCTACCCCTTGAATAGCTGCAAAGAACTTTTTCTCTTGATAATCTAATTCTCTCTTACTTGATATTATTGCCATTATTTCTGATAAAGATAAAGATGCTTCTAACTCTTTGTAGTCTTTCCATATACCCAGTAAAAATACCTCTGATTCTAGCTTTGCTAAATCAAACTCTTCCCATGATGGACCTGGATCACCTTTTTGTGCCTGCTCTTTAACATCAGATTCTTCATCACCACCTATTTTAATATTTCCAGCAATGTCTAGTATTTCGTGTACAGTTGGCATGTCTATATTATCTTCTAAATCTTCTATACTAGAAGATATCTTTGGATAATATTGTTTCATTGCAATTCTTGTACACTCTAATAAAACCCGCATTGCCTCATCGTCATTCTTAGTTTCTTTTATATGCTTAAAAGCATCCATAAATTCTCGTAAATATTTAATTTTTAACGGCATAGCCTCTACCTCTGTACCGTCAAATAAATAAATATTTTTTGTTTTATATATCTCTGTAGCCATAGTATATTAAGTTTACCACAAAAACAACAAAGCCCACCTCATTACAAGGTGGGCCAAGTCGTATTATTTAATTATTATGAACCTAGGGTCCAAGTACGATCAACGATCTTACCGTATGATCCTGATCCATCCTCTGGAAGAAGACGGAATGAAACTTCAAACATTGAAGCCTCATCACGCTTTGCAGATACTGTTACATTCTCAATTGAGAGTGCACGATAAGCTGTGTAAACACGCTCTACGTATGCTGAATCTTCGCAGTCACCAGTTCCTGGTCCTACTGCAACGATACCACGCTCAACTGGACATTCTCCAATTTCACCTGCAGAAAGGTTAAGAGCTCTTCCTGTTGATGATAACTTGTTTCCTTCAATTTGTGTATCATTTGATGCCAATGCATAAAGCAAGTTCTCTAGAGTTGCTTCAGCAAATGCTGTAGCAAGATTTACTTGCATTCCTTGCTTGTAAAGCTTAGCAACGTCAAGAAGTTGGTCAACCTGTACTTCACCGAAATCAGGTTGGAACTGCAATTCAAGACCGTTCATGGTGTAACCTACGTTTGTATAAAATGCATCATCTGCGAGAGTCTCTCTAAACGATTCACTTGATACTGCTGTCTCCAATGTATTTGGAGTCAGAACTTCATCTGCAATAAAAAGTGCAGCTGCACCAACAATAATGTTGGTATTAGTTCCACGACTGTATGCCATTTATTTTACCTCTTTCTATTAGGGTATATATTAAGTTGTACGGCGTTTTGTTTCCTCAAAACAATTATAACAGCCTTTTATATAACTATTCTTTTAGTCTTTCCGTTTATTGATGCTACCTCATAGCCCTGCCCACTAGAAGGGGGTGTCTCTGGAGACCAGTTATTTGAGGTTAGTTCTGGCATCTGGTGGTACTCAAAATCAATAATTATCTTATTTCCACCATAAGTACGGGCAGTTCCAAAGTCTATGATATCTCTTGTCTCTTCAAGCTGGTATATCTTAAAGTTATGAAAATAGAACATATTTTCTATTAAATTTGGGATTGCTTCTGTACCTATATTTATGGCTCTATTTGAGCACCAGTTATTTACTTCTTCTGCTGTTTCATCTAGGCGATCCATAAGTCTAAGAACAGCCTCTTGTATTTGAACCATATTTTCTATGGTATTTTCTGCGGTAGCATAAAAATAATATAATATTTGCTCACTTTTAATGTGTGGCAGAGTTTTACGGTTCATCTTTACAAGTCTATCCCATGTGCCCATAACACCAGCTGCTGGAAATGACCCAGTTAGGTCATCTAGTATTGAGGGGGTTGAAGGAAATAGGGGAACTTCAATGTTGGTTAGCAAAGGAATCTTATCTTCAAGATATTTATTAACCCAGAGAACGGGTGTATTTAAAAGTGAATCATTAGCCATTATCTAATCCCCGCATTCGCTATCCATCTATAACCAACCTGCAAACCTTTTGATCTGCCCATTGTTTTTCCTGATGCTAAATTTCTTTTATAAACTTGTGGGTTACTTAAGTATTCATGCAAACCACTTGTTTTTAAAAATGCTTGTGTAAAATATCTATTAAAAAATGTGTCTACAACTTTTTGAAAAGAGCCTGTTGTCTCTATTCCTCCAGGTGAATCTACTACAACCTCGCCTTTAGTAAAGAATGTTTCTCCACCATCTTCAAAAACCAACACGCTTGATCTTGTTGGTCTAATGGTTACTGGAGTTCCTTGTTCCATAATTTTAGCCTTGTTATAAAAAGGTACTGATGAGCCATCCTTAATTGATGTTGATTGCTTCATCGTTGACACAAACGAAAGGCCAAGGTTGCTTATTGTGTAGTTTATATCATATAGACGTGCATCAGGACTTCCCACTTTAGACCATTCATATATATGGTGTAGTGCTTTTGGATTTACCCTGGCATTTGTGTCAATATATTCTTCTAGTAATTCTTTTGTCATTATTCCTATGTTGTTCAAAAACTTTGTTTTTCCTGCTTTGATACCGTCTAAAAATCCAACAGAGTAATCAATAATATTTTTCATCTCTTTTTTGAACATGACGTCATTCATTATAACTTTCATTAGAGGTCACTTGCCTGATTCTCTGATCTTCGCAATACAACCTTATAGTATTCAACATTTCCAAATGGACCCACTATAGCTTCGCTTGATGCTATTTCATAAAGGGTGGACTTGCCATCTCTTGTTCCAGAGGTTTCCATGTATATATTGCTTTGCTGCTGTGTTCTAATATTTGTAACTACAACATTTGTAATTGAGTTTCTTGCATTATTAGAGGCTATACGAAGGTCAGTCTTTGTCCTACCAAGTAAAATATTTTCTTTGCTGATATTAACATTTGGCTTTACTTCTTCTGAAGCAGATTGCCCAGTTGGAGCAAAATTACAGGCTATGGACCTATCAAGAACCCATTGTTTTTTTAAGTTGCCGTATGCTCCTTGATCAACTATTGGGTAATAGATGTCTGCAAGCATTGGGTACATAAAGTCTGTTGCTTCGCATTGCATTAAAGAATACCAATTCTTGTTATACTCTTCTTGTATTTATCAAGGATCTTGTCAACTAGCATATTTCCAGTACCGTCTAAAACTGTTTTATCAAACTGAATTCTAAACTGTTCTGTATTATAAGCAGTTACATATCTCTTGTAATAATCTATTTTTCCACATTTAATATCTTCAATTAACATCATTGCTGCTTCATAAATGTCGTGTGGAACAACCTTATATCCTATTTCAAGTAAGAACAAATAGTCCCAACCTTCTGGAAATGCTACTCCAGTAGAAAATGTATATGCATTTTCGCTGTAGTCTGTATCGTAAACATTAAATGAATCTGATGGAGCAACTTGAAGATTTAAACCTTTTTGCTGAGACCTATTTTCAATTAGACCTGTTGTTTGTGCATTTTTAACAATGGCAGTTTTATCTTTACTTAGATCGTATGACCATTCACCAAGAACAGGTTCTGCTAGACTTGCATCATAAACTAAAGATGAGTTTTCATAAGCTTGTAAAATTTTGTAAACTCTGTCCCAGATAGGTAGGTAGTCAGTAGCTTGTCCAGTGGTATCAAGCCACTCTACTTTATAATAAAATCCACCAGTTACAGAGTCAATGATTGCTCTTGCTATTCTTTCATACTGTGCGTACTCAGCTATTTCTGATGCAGTAGTTCCAAGCTTTTGAGGATTAACGTAAGGTCTTTTAATTTCTAGGTTATCTTCAACCACTATTGAGTCTTGCTCTCTTAGTTCCTGATAAACAACCAAGTAGTAGCTATCGTCATACTTAGTAAGATCTCCAGAAACCTCTATGGCAATCTTTGAATCTGCAGAAGAGTCTACCTCATACTCTGCAAGAATATCATTTCTATCTTTATCCATGATTTCTACTATATGTTCCGTATTTGGTTCTGCGACGGTATACGTAATAAGAATAGGATATGGTGGGACTCTTAAAGCTTCCATGGGTTATTTACCGTATGCTCTCTTCACTTCTTCTGGGGTGGCTGTACGAACGGACTTGTTTGTTACCCATTTTTCAGCCTCCTCTACAGTGACTATGTTATAGCCCTTAGTCAACTCTCCAACACCATTCCAGCTCATGTTACGCAATGAATATATAGCAACCTTTTCTGTTGGTGTTTTTTTTTTAACTACTGGCTCTTTTGTTTCTTTTGGTACAAAACTAAAAATTACTTCTAATATATCTTTTTTTGTGCTTACCCCGAATAGGTCAATATTGTTTTTCTTTGCATAAGATCTTAGCTCAAATACAGTTTTGTTATTTAATTCATCTATTAATGACATTGTGACCTCCACTGCTATTATATCAGAATATGAGTAGTACTATCACTTTATTTAAAATGGGGGGGTTATGGGAG